CGCAATCACATCTATCGGCCTGCGCCAAGCCATTAGCGTAAGAGGTGCCGTCTGACTGTAGGTTGCTTTCGGCTATCCTGTTTGCCTCATCCTTGGTACAAGCCTTATATTTACCAGCGATTTGCTTATAACTGATAGTCTTAGGAGTACAGTTGCTAGGACAGTTCGTAGCCTTGACATTTCCCCATCGGTCATCATTGCCAACCTTAGAAGGACATATCCTAGCATCAACTAAATTTTGTAATAAATCCTTGTACTCTTTATACTTGTTATAAGCTTGTTCACTAGCCAGATTCGATGAAGAAGCACAAAATTCACCAGCGCTAACCACCTTAATAGGGCTATCAGGAACACATACATCACCGCATTCGCCCGAACATCCCTTACATACCTCATTGGTATAGACAGTGTAGTCATGTGGATTACAGCAATGTTTACCACCATCATGCCAATATCCTGTAGGATCGCACTCGCTAGAATAATGCTCCTCGCTATTACCATTATTACACCTACTATCATCCATATAGTATGTATTATCACATCCGCATCCACAAGATCTGGAATCATACTCAACCACCTCGTCTTGATCAGAAGCAGAGGAACAAGGATTGGTTTGACTCCTTTTCTTACGATAGGTACACCCGTCGCAATAATAACTCCAATTACCATAAGTAGGAGTATCATCATCGTCGGCGCAATCACCATTCTTATTGGCGTAAGCCTGAGCTGCGGTCTTAGTCGCCGTATCATTCTTGAAAGCATCCTGAACCTTGCTGTCGGCATCCGCCTGAGATACGGTAGATGTCAACGCTGACAATCCTAAGGCACTATAAGGAACGGATAGAGCGACACCATGTTTACATGTACCACAATTATCCTTATAGAACGTAGCGCTTCCAGTACCGGTCCACACACAAGTGCCATGCTGGTTAGCGTAATCCTGTCCTCTCTGGTCTAGGATCTGCTCTGCCTTGCTCCTGGCATCAGCCAAAGAAACCTTGCTGGTGATAGGCGTGCCGCCGTTGGCTTGCGTAGAGGTCACCGTTATTCTCTGACCAACCCCGCTTCCGGCGCAATTGTTCTTATAGAAGTCACGGCTTGCCACGTAAGTCCAAGTACATCCACCGTTCTTATTGGCGTAGTTCTGTCCATCGGCTCCACGAACAGCATTCTCGGCCTTCTTATTAGCGTCAGCCAAAGATATGTTGGAGGTATACGGATGTCCCGGCAGCCTGTCGCTACTTACGGATACCATGTCGCCTACGCCGCCATCAGCGCAATTGTTCTTCTGAACCTGACCGGTATAGCTTCCTGTCCACGTACAAGTACCTTTCGAGTTAGCCACGCTCTGTCCCTGAGCCGTAACAGCCGCCAATGCTTTGGCGTTAGCGTCAGCTTGTGACACACATGACTTAAACTTACCATCAGAGCTAGGACTTGGGTCCGTAACATCATTCTGGGTTACAGTAACAGAACTACCCACACCTCCGTCAGCGCATTGGCGGGTAAAGGCCTTGGATGCCGTACCAAACCAGAAACAGGTATTGCTACCACCGGCTATATACCGCTCTTGATTGTTAGGATCAGTATAACAGGTATTCGTATTGCGTTGATGTAATTGAGAGATACAGTCCTTACATACGGTCTCTATAGTCTCCCATACTGGTTGCTCGGTCTTCGTATGGCACGTATCATCGTAGTTCTTGTTGACGAACGCCTGACCCATCCTATCAATGTAGGCCTTAGCCAAAGCGTCAGCCTCCTCTTGTGAACGGGTAGAAGTGAAGAACTGACCCATAAGATCTGGGGTTACGGTAATAGGATCAGCATACTGGCAAGTAGGACACTTAGGAGTGAACTCCTTGCTGTAGTTACCGACATATATCTTCAACTCATCACAAGTACCACGATCGTTGGCTATAGCCTGACCTTGTGCCTTGACAGCGGCCTTAGCAAGCTCATCGGCGGCAAACTGACTCTCATAAGAATAGAACGGACCACCAGTGACATCAGACTCCGTAACGTTAAAAGATGAAGGTATCAATCCGGATGGACAATCATTCTTCTCGAACACCTCACTATAATGACCGGTGTACTTAGGAGCCTCATGGCAAGTACCACGCTCATCGGCGATCTTCTGACCTTGGTTCATGACAGCGGCCATAGCCACCAAGTTAGCCTCATCCTGCGATACGCAAGACTGGAACGGATGACCATCGACCATATCCTGTGTCACGGTGAACGGATCTCCTATCTGATTAGCTCCACAATTGCTCTTAGTGAACTCGAAGCTAGCCCTACCGGTATACATAGTAGCGTTAGAGCAAGTACCCTTGGTGTTAGCCAAAGCCTGCCCTTGAGCCTGTACGGCGGTCATGGCCATAGCGTCAGCGGCGGTCTGGGAGTCGTTAGACTGGAATGGGTGTCCTTCTACCATATCTTGGGTGATTGTCACCTTAGATCCGATCTTACACTCACCACAGTTGTTTCTCGTGAATTCCAAGGAAGCACGGCCGGTGTACGTACAAAGGGCGTGGATATTAGCAAGGGTCTGTCCTTGGGCGTCAACGGCGGCCTTGGCCTTGTTATTGGCATCCTCCTGAGATACGGTAGACGTGAACGGATAACCGTCAACCATCCTATCATTTACCGTATAAGTACCACCAGTGCCAGTACCACAATTGTTACGGGTAAACGTACGTGTATAAGTACCGGTATATACAGGCACCTTCTCGCACTTACCTTTCACGTTAGCCACATCCTGACCTTGAGCCTCGACGGCGGCCTTAGCCTTATTGTTGGCGTCTTCCTGAGATACGGTAGACCTGAAATCTCCTGTCACCATAGTCTCATCCACGACAACCTTGGTGCCGTATTGGGTCTCATCACAGTTATTACGAGTGAACTCCTTATTATACCTACCGTAGTAGATCGTCTTCTCCTTACACTCACCTTCTAGGTTGGCTTGTTGCTGGGCGTTAGCCTCAAGATCGGCCTTAGCCTTATTGTCAGCATCCTCCTGAGAGATAATAGAGAAGTACTTACCAGCGGCTACAACATAAGTATAAGGTTGACCGATATGGAACTCATCGCAATTGTTTCTAGTGACTGTCTTCTCCATCCTTACGTTATAGTAGACGTTAGTCTGACAGTCGCCACGCTCGTTGGTGATAGCCTGACCTTGCGCCTCGACAGCGTCCTGCGCCAGCTTGTTGGCGGCATCCTGCGATACCGTAGAAGTGAACGGATATCCAGAACACATCTTCTCGTCCACAGTGAAGTCAACAGGAGTAGAACCCTCAGGGCAGTTGGTTCTCTTGAATACCTTGGAGTACGATCCGGTAAATACCGGTATCTTCTCACAGTTACCCTTGATATTCGCTATATCCTGACCTTGAGCCTCGACAGCGGCTTGGGCTAGGCTATTAGCGTCTTCCTGAGACACGATGGATCTGAAGTCCCCTGTAACCATCGTCTCATCGACAACCACATCAGTACCGTATTGGGAGGAGTCACAATTGTTACGGGTAAAGGTCTTACTAAACTTACCATAATAGATATTCTCCTTAGGCTTACACTCACCCTCCAAATTGGCTTGTTGTTGACCGTTCTTCTCAATATCCTCAAGAGCCTTCCTATCGGCGTCCTCCTGAGAGATGGAAGATACGTACTTGCCCTCAGGAATGATATAAACATATTCCTGACCGTCACTGAACTTATCGCAATTATTACGTATAAACGTCTTTCTCTGCTCCTCGTTATACCAGATATCGGCTATACACTCACCATGCTCGTTGGCGTATTTCTGACCGTTCAGGGCTATATCCTCCATAGCCTTGGCGTCTGCGTCCTCCTGCGAGATAAACGACTTGTAAGTCCTTTCCTCGACCGTATACAACACCACCGATCCATGCTGGTTGGCCAGACAGTCGTCCTTGGTGAACGGCTGAACCATCTTGATATTATAATAAACGGGCTTGGCGTCCTGAGCTATCATATACTCCTTAACAATATTACCGTCCTTTGACGTTATACGGAACTTAGCCGTACAGATCTGACCGGTATAATTAGCCTTGTATACGATATTAAGCTTATTATCGCCTACCCCATGGCTCTTGTCGTTAATGGCAAAGCAATTACCCTCGACACAATTCTTATCTATTTCCCTTGCCATATTATCCTTCAGTTATTCTCCATGAAACATCATCTCCGGCCTCTACCCTCACGATTTGGGTATCACCATCCTTATTAAGCGTCAACCTTTGCGGATCCACGTTGAAGGGTGGTTCCGGTTCCGGCTCACTACCATCACCGCAAGTGCAACATACCAGCTCGATATCATACTCGGTATTGGACTTGATATCGATGACAACCTGACCGTTCTCGCTAGTCACGTTATCGAAGTCATGATCAAGTATGATATAAGGTATATCATTAGGCTGTTGATTGATATTAACAACCTTACCGTTCAAAACAAACATCTCATGATGCTGTTCGTTATCCATATTCTTAGGCATAGCTATGACAAAACTAGCCTCATACAAATCAGTGGCTCCGGGATCCTCAGGATCGGCATACACTATATATCTGCTATCCTCTTCCGGGACTTTCATGGATAAGCCGTTCACGTTCATGGATACTATATAGGACTTGCTCACCGAGCCACCAAGGGTAAGGCAGGAAGCCTTGACCGAGGCGGAGTTGAGCTTGGCGTTGATGGTCGCCGTCCCGCCCTCCATGTCGAACATAACACTGGTAGGATCCACGCTTACCCGCTCTATACCCTTCTGGGTTATAGTAGCGAGCTTCGTAACCTTGCCTTTCTCGACCGCCACGTAAGTCTCCCTAGGCAACCTACCCATCCATCCCGGCTCTACCTTAATAGCGACCTTGTCTGGCCCGGTACCGGAAATCTTGTCGTAGGACACCCATGAGGAACCTTGCTCGATCTTAGCAAGAATATCTTTTAAATTATTCATATCATTCCGCTTGAGTTATAGTCCATTTATCACTCTTACCTACGATAATCTCCAGAATCTGCTCGCCACCCTCAGGAGGATACTCGAAGTTAGTAGGCTTAATCTCAAACACGCTGGCGCCACCACAACCAAGATCGCAGATCATGTCCGGCAACCATCCCTCCTCGAAAAACCGTTCTATAAGCTCCCTGACAGCCTCTGAAAAAGAGTCAAGCTCTAACCTGTCTACGGGAAGAGATCCCTTCTTGAGGGTCTCACCACATACCCAGCCGTCACACTCGGAAGCCAAGACCGTATCGTACACTCTTTTAGCCATAACATGAGGTATTTAAAATATTACTATTCAATGTAGTATATACGATATTAACATCAGTGAACTCATCACCCATGCAATATTTCTTCTTAAACTTAACGGACCTGCCAGAAACGACATATCCGTCATTAGGGACGATAGTACCACAATAGGTAACACTGAGCACATTCAACGGCTCGTATCTTAATCTGACAGCTTGAACGCCCTTGAACGAGTCACGCTGGATGGACGCCGTGGCGCCAGATACGGCAACCAGCTTCCTTACCAGAGACTCGATTACGCTATTCATGCTATCACCGTTCCTGATATCTGCCTCAGGGAACGACTGACCGTCATATACGATATTGGAACTGTAGATACTACACTCGTTCCCAGGTCTATATTCCGGCTTACATGGATTACAATTACTTCTCATATCAAATCAATTTGTTGATCATTCTTCTTAATTTAAGTATCTCGGCATCCCTATCCCGTATAGCCTTTATCATAGCGTTAAGGGTATCGGACATATCGCAATTAGGGGATAATCCCAATGATTCCACACGTACCTTATCACCAGGATAAATACAATCGGTACTCATGTACGTAGAGCACGGTACTTTCGTATCGTCTACAGTAGGCCTGTATTGTTTTTTGTTGCAACCATTCATTACCACGTCTCCTCTTCCGTATCGTTATCCCCGCCGCTACCACCGGCGTTGACAAGCTCGTTTATAATCTTCTTCAAATCCAGAACCTCACGATGGTATAAATCTATCTGCTTATCCCTAGACGCTATAATACGCCTCAATGAGTCTATAACGACAGAAATGTCATTACCTTTCTCTATACCATCCGCCACCAACTCATCGCCTGAGTATAAGACACATTTATCATACAAGGTTATAGGACATCCATAACCAACACAAGGTTCGTCCTGACAATCCCGATCGCAAGGATCACAAGGATCGTTAGGGCATTTGTTAAGAAACCTGTCTATCTTAACGCCATGACAACACTCTTCGTGACGTTCCCTTGAATGATCATGGCAACAACCATTTGTACTACACATATTAATAATGTTATTGTTTTCAACAAAGATACAGATTTGATTTAATAACAAGATAACACACCCCATTAAACAATATAGGGAATACGACATTCGTATCCCCTATATCTGCGAATTATAACAACGAAATAAAATCAAGACTTCAATTTAAGAACAGGATTACCCCATCTTTCTTTCCATTGCCTTCCCAAATCATTTATAACACCATTGTAATCTTTTATATATCCAGCCTTAATAGCATAAGATATATTCCTTTCTATTGATACTATCATATCCAATTCTTCAAAAGAAGCTCTATTCCTTATCCCTTCCTCATGCACGCCAAACACGACGAAATTTATACCCTTGGCTATCCTTGATAACAACTCCTTTAAATTACTTTTATCACTTATAAGTGAAGATACACTACTGCACATCTCTATATAAGCATCACCAGCGGCATTTCTTGTCCCTGCAACATTATCAACAAACCACATTACAACATCAGCGCAAACCTCAGGACTCATCTCCATGGCTACCACGAGAAAAAGATATGGATTCATATACCACATTTGACCATCCCCCTTACCTTTTCGACATGCTAATCCCATTTTATTTAAATCACTAAGATTTAGAGCCTTATTTTGTAGGCTGATATTTATCCGCTTACATAAATCCCTGTTTTCCAGCCTACTAATTATCTCCCTGCATTTTTCCTGAAACCCATCATACTTAATGATATCATTAAGCTTCTTGGGAGACAGCCCCTTTTTAAGCCTATCATCAGACAAAACCTTCATGGCTAAAGTGATATTAACAAAACCATTATCACTAAGCGCCGGTATGACAACGCCCATCAATTTCCTGTCGGAAGACTTGATTTCAACCCTACTTTTCATAACTTTGAACAATATTTTAAATTAAACATAATACCTATCGGTTCGAGATGAATAGATAGGTATGCAAATATAAAATATATTCAACATACAAACAAGTGAATCACAGTATATAAACTTAATACCATTGATATATATACAAAAAATGGAGGAGATACACGATCCCCTCCAAGCACTAATCTATAAATTATGGAAAAACAAAAAAAGGTATTATCACCAATAACACTGATCTTCTTGATCGATATTCTCAATCCATTTCTCACACTCAAGATTAAGATCAGCGTATTCCTGTCCCTCTACCATCAAGACCTCACGAGCCTTGGCGTTGGCATCCTCAACCGATATCCATGACCTAAACCTGTTGGCTTTGATAGAGTAATATACTTTACCGGACTTATATCCGAACGGACATACCTTTTCAAACCAATCACCGATCTTCGTGTTATAGAATACAGGTGAACAACTACCCTCGGCGTTAGCCTTCTCCTGACCTTCTTTCATGAACTTCCTATAGGCTAACGTATCGGCGTCGATCTGGGATATATCGGATATGACAGCTCCGGATGGTAATTCATATACAATACCTTCCTTGCCTGATGTGCCAACATCGCAATCGTTCTTGTAAAACAAGCCACGAAGAGGCTGTGAGGCCCAGTCCTCGCAGCAAGCCCCGACGGAGTTGGCCTCCCCCTGCCCGATCCGTCCAAGCTCCACCATGGCCTTATCATTGGCATCTTTCTTAGATACGTAAGAGACAAACCTGCCTTCCTCTATGCATACCTGCTCCTTGGACCCCCTACCGCTTACGCAATTGTTCTTGATAAACTCATCGCATACCTGATCATTATACCATACAGCCGGTATTATGTCGGCATATGTATTGGCGTAGTCCTGACCGTTGGCCTTGATATCATCCTCAGCCTTACTGTCAGCCTCCTCCTGCGTATCGCCAAAATAGACGTTGGCCGGGACCCGGTAGTCAACAGAGCCGCCCACGTACCCGGCAGGAGGGTTGTTTCTGGTGAACGTCCGTACTATTTCTTTATTGCCGTATATCATTGTGATTCACTTTGTCGCAAATATAGATATTTTACCGATATGAGACACATAACCGTAAATGCAAATATACAGTTACCTGATTATCAGTTTTTGGGCAAAAATGGAATTAATTATCCCAATGACTAAATGACTCCGATCCGGCAAAAACGCCATAATCCCTGAACATGCCTCCACATAATATGAAATCGCTTTTCTTACTACCGTTTATAGATGACAATATATACCGGTAACCCTTTCCTGTTATATAGATAGTCCTTGCATATACAACCTTTCCGGATTCCGTACATATATTCTTATCCCGATAATGAGCAAATCCTTTCTTTACGGCGTTAGCCGTAATCTCCCAATCTCCATTAACCTTAACCCTTTTGACTATTATCTTTATCTTAACAAGAAAATATCGTAAACATTTATCGCTTATAATTATATCATTCTGCTCAAGCTTCTTGGCTAAATCCCTTACCAGCAAATCCGACTCTCCAGACATGATAAACGACTCTGAAAATTCTATATCCTCTTTCTTCGACTCAAGGACCTTAGCCACCTCCTCGGCTTTAGCCTTCTCCTCTAACGCCAGCTTCTCTGCGGCTACCCTGCCACGATATTCCTTAGCCCAAGCCTCGGCAGCCTCTGCGGGATCAGTAAAATTAGGCAGCTTGATCAAAGAAGAATACGACCCCGTCTCTCTTATAGAAGGAAGAACTTCTTTTGTAACCCATCTCTTAAACGATCTAGCGGATTTGATCTTAGATTGCAAAATCAACGAATACACACCGGATTCATTGATTAAGCGTATTTCTCTAACTGCCTGATTTAGAAGACTCCTCCCAAATTGGATACTTGATTTACAGCTACTTGACAAAATGATAACATCCTCCTCATCAACCGCATTTCTAACCGCATCGGTAGGCTTTAAATAACCTAGGCATTTAGCCACATCCGTACCGACAAACCATGGAGCACCTTTTCATCCAACACTATTCTTACATTCCCAAATTCATTACTCTCAAAAATCTTTATATCTTCCATAGCAAAAAAATGCCCGAACAGCAGAACATAGCATCTCACCTCTACGAACCGCCGAACGGGTCAATATCTTTCAAACTTAAACGACCTTTAGTGAGATGCCGTCGTTTATGTTTCAATGCAAATATATTACGAAATATATAAACAACAAAATATTTAACAATATTTCATAAATATATATCTATGCCACTGATTATCACCAATACCGATTTTTCTCCATTGGCTCGTTACCTATTACAAATCTTATCCTCCAAAGCATAAAGAATTTTCGCTACGGTCTTATCACCACTTACCTTCACGCAAGACTCACCAAGATCCCGGACATCTATAGCCTCCCTGATACGGGTAAGCTCGTCATATATCTCCTCTATCACATCAGAGATCTTGACATACTCATCAGAGTCCTTATGCTTTGACCACTCTGGTAGATCACCCTCATAAGGTACGCAAGTGGACGGAGTTATATGTAAACAACTGTATTTTTTCATGCCAGTAACTTATTAACACGTTCCTTTAACGATCTCACCTCATCCGGGCATAACCCGCAATCATTATCACATAATGACCTTTGCAGACGAATTATCTTACCCCAATAGGATATATCGGGCTTATTCCCGATCCTATACCTATGGTATCTCATATATCTACCCCATTGGCAGGACAGCCATTCGTCTACGACCTTACATAGATCTATCCTATCAAGGTTTGATATGCTTTGAGCGCCCATCCAGAATCTCCTTTCTCATTTCCTGTACCTCCTCGTCAGGCGGGCATCCATATGGCAGGTTCTTGATCCACTCACGGATCTTTTTCTGCATATTAAGATAAGATACGCCAACGCCATCACCCTTGGTACGAACTTGCTTATATATACTAACCACGTCACGCTCCATGGTCTGCAACGGATCTTGCATAACCATACATCCAGCGGTGCTTCTAGAAGCATATTCCCTATCGCTAACAACGGTAGAAGAAGAATGATTCATCATACTTCTCTCAATCCTTTCTCTCTCGGCCCTTAATGCCTTTTCCCTACAAGTATTACAACCCACGACTAAATATTTTTATGTTTAACAATCCACGCAATTGGTAGCCATCTCAAGAAGCTCTCCAACACGATCAATGATCTCATGAGCCGCCTCTATATTGTCCAACCTAACGTTAGCCTCCGCTACGACCATAAGTGTCTCCATCTCCTGTATCTTATTTATAAGATCCTTATCCTTGTCCTCGCATAGGATATCAGTCTTAATCCATAGCCGATCAAGACGCCTGCGTATAAGATCCGTCTTAAGATACTTGCGACTGAAATTGTAAGTGGAAGGGCTACCTATGATCTTGATATCATATATACCATCAGGTAGATCAAGGTACTTGACATTACAATCATCGTAATTAAAACAATTGAGACCTAGTGTTAGGCTGGTAAAGGTATTGACCTGATTCTTGCCAAGGAACAACGTAACGGGGCCGGACATGCCCGGCGTAGTGATCTCGATGATCGCCTTCCTATCCTCCAGCAGCCCCCACTCGGACTCATCCAATACCTGAAGCACCTTGGGATCACGTGTCTCTAGCACCTGAAACGACAGCCTAATATCATTCATATTAACCTTCTTATCGTACCGGCACAAGCTATCGTCATAACGGGCTTGCATATCAAGATCCGGGATATCGGTATAATATGTCTTGACCTCATGACCGTTGATAAACACCGATGTTATCTGACAAACATGAGACCTAGCGACATCAAAAAACACCATCCTTACATTACCCTCATAATCAACACCAGATGTCGGGTATGTCAATATCTGGGTATTATACTCACCATCGTTACGTCTAGCCACGACAGTAATAACGATAGGTTTCTCTATATCGTAATCATCCATAATAATCCTTGCGGCGAACTTATCATGAATTATCTTCGGTATGATATTTACTTGGTTCATCTTTACTACTTTTAAGCAAAGATATAAAATAGGATCATACCAATACAATAAACCTACTTTAAGATAAACCCTAAGGCATTCACTATATCATCACGATCACCGATAAAACCTTTATCAATCATCATAGAAAGCAAATCAGTAAGAGTAAAAAAACCATAATCGTCAACATACGGTCTACTTAACAAAACAAACAATATAGATATTATGCGATTGTCTTCCTTGGCAATATCAAATAGCTTCAACATGTCATCTGACATATAATTTCCTACATTCAAACTTACCATGTCGGACAATGGCAGATAATCAATATTCCCATCACCACCATGAATAAGATTGCTACAATAACTCAATATAGGATCAACGCTATCATCATAATCATCAGAATCGCAATTGACATAATCGACAATTAAACGCATCACCTTATCTTTCAAATAGAGAGAAGAGCATTTAATAGCCAAATCCTTAACATCCCCACCATCATATTCCCCAAGAAGCTCTATCATCATAAATATATCCACCCATATCATAGACAGTCGTTCGTCAACAACATACATGAATGTGCCAGAATCCATCAAATCTTTGACTATATCTTCAGATTCATCTAAAGAATCAAATAATGATGACACTTTAAAAAGTTGCTTCTTATCATCAAACACCGTATAAAAGTCATGTGATTTTATATTAACCATAATATTAGAAATTAAAATTGTTATACAAATACTGCGATTCAATATAATCGTCAAGGAACGGTGTGCTATTATCAGGAATCCACACCTCATCAGACAACGCGGCCATACCAAACTCATCAACTATCTCATCTCCAGACACATAATCATAAGCCTTGACGCCAAATATCTTAATCCTTTTAACCTTGCCAAAAGCGGACTTGACTTCCTTTATCTTCCTATCCAACTTCCTCACCCCATCGACGAACTCAGAGAAAGTGACACCACGCTCATCTAAATAGCTCTTTATAGCCCTCTCTATGGTCTTGATACTGACATTACCAAAGCCCTTCTTCCTGACCTTGTTCTGAACCTTTTCCTTAAAAGAAATGCTCACCCCATTGTTTTTGGAAGACACAAAATCCTTAAGGTCACGTTTCCTGATCGAATCCATAGAATCATAAACAACACGCTTGATATCCTCGGCACGCTTCCTATTGCACTCATGGGCTTTATAGGTAGGATTATTTATATTTCGTTCATCCTCTAGCTTATGATGCTTAGGAGGGCAATTGTCCCAATAATAATACCTCGCATTGTTGCTATGCACAAAAAGATCAGGATGCTCCTTCTTCGCCTTCCTCACCATAGCATAATAACCGTGGACAACAGCCACGTTAACATAACTGATCAAAAGCCACCTAACTAACTTTATCTGATAAGCAAGATTATCACCACCAAGACGATGATGCTTGATATAGTAATTAACTATTTCATTCACAAAGTAATAGAACCACTTGATGTTGTATTTGATCCCAAGCGTCCTAAACCTTATAGGGTCAAGGCATATGATAAGAATGCCTATCAGCGTCTCCGATATCGGCTTCTCCAGTATCTCTGATTTTGATGATGATTGACGCTTTATCCTAGGGTTATCGCAACAAGGATTAGCATTGTCATTAAGCAAATAAGGTAGGATGACCTTGCCGGAATCCCTCCTCAAGGCTCTATTTTCTTCTGACATCCTCTTTTTTTCTGAGGAAGAGACGAATTGGTCGAATATTAATGTTAAATTTGCCATATGTTATTTTTTTAGTATAGTACAAAGATACTAAAAACTTTGTCATTTCAAAATGAGTGCTTGTGAAAGTACTCATTTTTTTTGTTTATGATCACGGCTTTTTACGGCGATCGCTATGGTCGAAATCCAACTTGGACATTGCGTAGGTAGACTATCGTAGGGATAGTTAAGAAAAGAGATGAATTTATTTATCCACCTTCTTTTATAAACACAGTTGTCTATTTTGTGACATGTGATATAAGAAACTTTCGCCCCCTTAAGAAGGGAGTCTCATTATTCTCATAAGTTGATTGATTAAAAAGCGTTAGCTAACGCTTTGTTATTATCTAAAGTATATAACTTAAATACATTAACTTAATAATCTGTAGTAAATTGAAAAACAAAGATCTCAACAATAACTTATATCAATAATTTAGTTTAGTGTATTTTTGACATCTACTTATGTTGTCAATGGATCTTTAATCGACAAACAACTACCTACATCAGACGTTAATGCATTGATATGTTTACTTCTTTCCAACGCTTAAGCGTAATATGCCAAGGGGAAAAGGGAGGTAGGCTACGAGTCGCTCCGCTCCTGGCCGGCCGTGTGGGGATACCTCCTGCCCTGCCTCACGGAGCCGCCACATTTCCTTTTGGTGTCAATAAGTGTAGACCTTGAAAAGACATTTCCTCAAACAGTATACTAGATAAGGGATTCTCTTTAAGGGATATTCTAGTTGAGTAAAAATTTGGTCAAAGAGGTTGTTTGGTCAAAGACAAAATTATATATTCGCGATACGGTCGGTTGGATGAGTTGGTTTAGTCGGTGGTCTGCAAAACCATACACCTCGGTTCGAATCCGGGACTGACCTCGCATTTGCAATCCTTTCTGGGGTGATAACCCACAGGTGTATAAGGCGCCTTGTACACCTGTTATTTTATCAATCCTAATCTTTTCAATAATACGAACAATACAACTAGTATACCTAAGATCGAGATAAAGATAATAGCTGTAGGCCACTTTGACTCATCCTTATCATCCACATCCTTAGATTTGATATCTATCTTATTATCCATATTCTTTATATCATTCCTCGTCTTATCAATACCAAGGGAGTCGGCTGTCACGGTGCTATCACGCCGGCCAATGACGATATGGGTATCTGTCTGCGATGACACCGGTCGCTCCCCCGTGGCAGGATCAACATCCTTGTCCGTATCGAACTTCCTCTCCGTTATAATAATATCGGCATTAAGGTCAGAGGTCTTTATCTCCACCATCCTCCGGTCTATAACCTCATTTATCATCGTCTCTATCCTGCTGATCAACCGGCTATCAATAGACGTTTCGCTAACCTGCCTCCTGCTTCCGCAAGAGGACAGGGACAGCGACAGACCTAAACAAAAAATCGCCCTAAGACTTATCCTTAACCTCATCATCAGCAATCTTCTTTATATCGTCAAACGTCTCGTCAGGTATGTTCTTGGAAAAACTAAACATCTTGAATACGTTTATCCTCTTAAACACGGCCTTGAATACCTTAACCAAATAAGCGTCAGCGAAAGTATCCCCTATGGTATTCAAGAAAAGCATGACATATCCCACAAGGGCTATATACACACCATATTTGGTTACGGTAAGTATCATACTAGCCTCCTCCTCGATCGGGTATAGCGTCTTATATATAACACATAATGTCATTACTATAAAACAAGACAAAGCGAACTCCTTAAGAATATCAGTTAACCTGACCTCCCTAAGCCATCTCTTAAAACTAAACCGTCTTCTACGGCTTCGTCGGAGCTTCCAGCCCCTTACGCTTTGCGCTAACCTAGCAAAAAAATTCGCTATTAATACTATAAGTAATACAGTCAATAAATGATGAACTGGCTGGAAGTAAGCCCAACAAGAGGCACCATACGCAAGCGCAATATTCCACAAAGCCCCTACTCGCTCTATCATGTCTTTGTCTTTCATTTTATACCATATACGCAAAGTTAACCACTATACCATTAAGTACCTAAAACACCACGGCGTGTATACCGTTCCTCGTATCAAGGCTGTCAAAATGCAACCAACCCACCTTCCCTTCAAGCCGGAAAGGATATGGTAACATATCTTGATGATCCAAAATCAAGCCTCTGGCCTGTTCCGCCGTCATCGACTTGACATCGAAATCCCCAGCCTTACCCAACACATGAGCGGATAGATAAACATCTTTCTTATCCTTGACTATCTGGCAGATGTTGCATCTAAGACCACGTTGAGAAAACTGCCCCTGCTTGTCCCAATTATTACAATACATAGGCTGTTTGATTATATCCCTCCGCAATATAAGAAGATTATGGAGAAAAGCAGTATCAAGAAACTGCCACGATCTGTCCTTCCACTTATTGTATGTATGAGGACATACCAATTCCACTATATCAAAATACGAACCCAGTTCTTTTATAATATCATTTCTATTCATATTATCAATTTTTAAAGTAATGCAAAATAACAATACCACGATAACCTGATCCTCCTCGACCGAATTTGGCCCCACTATTAGACGCTTTAGAGGCTCCTCCTCCACCACCTCCATAATAAGTGGCATCATCTCCATTTTCGCCATTAATAATAGCGCCCTCAACATCCTTAGCTCCAGCTCCATCACCTCCTCCGTGATTGCCACCTTTACCTCCGGATAAAAAGCCTTTATTCCATCCTCTTGTATAAGCTCCCGATCCACCACCAGCGCCCATAGGATAAGGATAACGATCAGGATACTTATTATTAAAAACATATGATCCATCTTGCCCTGGATTTCCCGGGGAAGGATCATGACCATCCCCTTCAACTCCATATCCGCCTCTTCCACCTTCACCGGCAATAGCCTGATATATACCGAATATACTATCACCACCTATATCTCCTACAACCACCCTATATGTAACACCTGGATTTACGGATATAGTCCTAGTCAGTACACCACCTCCGTTACCGCCACTCCCGGCATTATATAAATCGGAATATTCTCCATTAAGACCTCCGGCGACCAACGCGAACTCAACCTCATAGACCCCATCAGGAACCTCCCAATATCCATTATCCTGAGGAGATAGTTCCTCGAATACCTCTATTATCTTCTTTTTGGGTAACATCCTTCTTCTCATCATAAGGCAAACAGGATTTTACCCCCCCCAATTTAATTTTAAAATATTGATATTCATAATATTATTCTGGTTTAATCGTCCATCTCTGGGCGTAGTTATTTTTTAGCACATATATCTTCTCCATAGGTGTAGCGGGAGACCCGTTGGACGAGCCTTTCACGAATCCCTCTGGGGCCTGCTCCGTGCCGGAAGGACGCTGGTTTTCGGTTGGATAAATAGCAGAATACATGCTTACCGAAAGACTATAGAACTGGTTCCTCTTCCCATCCTTAGCCACGGATGTCATAGTAATCTGATCCCATCCTACAACAAGGTCGTAGAAAGAGTTCACGAAATCATCTGATCTTTTTTGGCTATGAGTGGATGCATTCACGTTAAACATTGTAATAGCCCTCATCTCATAAATATAATCCGGAAGCTTATCCATTCTAAGACTATTGCTATTAAATGCAACGAAACTAGTAAGATGTTCCAATCCCCTTCCAGACATATTATCATCATTCCAACCCGTCCTCCTTTCTCCACTTACCCAGTCATCTAAAAAACAGAAATCAGCAATGTTAGGATTTATCTTATCTACCTCGAAAAAAGGAAGGGTATTTATATCAAAATAATTCCACATATCAGAAGGTCCAGGATTTATTCTCAACGAAGTTAATTTAGGAAGATCATTAAACTCCTTTATATACCTATCCAAATAACATGAGGACAATTCAAGGTTTTGAAGATTTTTCATATTCTTTATATTTCTTATCCCACTAGCCTCTATATCCCTAAGATCAAACATATTAAACATATTTAAATAATATACCTCTGTCTTACTGGTTATAGCCTCAGGCATTTCAGTCATTCTTTGCCCTATATTTTGAAGATCGATATAAATTAACTTTTTGGATCTTGACAACTTGTCTACAGGTATACCGTCATTAACATACATCGTATGGGATACGACCAAAGACTCAAGTCCTGGTATATCCACAATCGGGAAAGCCGTCATATTACAAATTTGGATATTGGCATAATAAATATCACAAGTAAAATCTATCGACACAGCCCGTTGTACGTCCCTCCTCCCATCAGCGTAAGCATGATTATCTATAGGTACGTATTGCGATCCATCCTCCTTCCTGAACCACCACGTAGTATTGGGATTTTTCCTGTGTTGTATTGCCAAAGAACGGAATATAATACGATAATTATCCTCCCCTTTAACCTTGGTCATAGGAAACTGCTCCTTTATTCCATCCCCCCAATCCACATTAGCCATACCGGGCTTTCTGGATCTAAACTCAACATACGTATTAAAAGAATTACCAACGACAGGATCGGGTACATAATTATAATCATCGGTATAATAATTTCTAAGTGCCCTATCCCATGTGGTGAACCACACGAACTTGTTGGATGATGCCTCATATTTATATAATGTCTTAGCCATTACCTATCTTGTTAAAATATTCTACAATAACATTCCTGTCCAATCCCATAGAATCACATAAATACTCCCCTTCAGGTTGACCCCCAAACGATAATACCTTATCCGTATCATGAGCTAAAACATCTCCATTGCCTACAAAGGTACGCCCATCGTCAAATACGATAAGCTTATATGGCTTATACGACCTCGTGTCAATATCAGAAGATCGTATTGACCTTAACACCGAAGCCTCTGGTGCCATATTAAACCTCCATCCATAATTATTCATAAGCACATAAACCATCTCCATAGGAGTCGACGGAGAGCCATTAGACTGACCCTTTATAAAACCAGAGGGAGCCTGTAATACGCCACTAGGTCTTTTATCATCAGGATTGGAATATGAATACATATTTAGATACAATCCATAAAACTGATTTCTTTTGCCATCGGAAGCAGAGGAGGACATAGTGAGATAATCAAACCCCATCACCTTCTCATATAATGTCGATATAAACGTATCACATCGACTTTGGGTTGACAAGCCGCAATACATATAAAAGCTATTCATAGACCTCATCTCATATATATAATCCGGGAGATTACTTACATCTATATTATTATAACTGAATGAAGCGTCGAGAAGCTCAATGTTTCCCAATCCCTTACCGCTCATATACGGATGCCAATTCTCGACAGATCCATACCATCTATTTATATGATCGAAAATCTTTAAACTAGAATTTATCTTATCCACCTCATCCATAGCCGGGCATGTGTTAGGGTCAAACGATGGCGTAGCCCCTCCCGGGGATATATATAATTCTCTTAGCTTGCTAAAAGACAGCCATTCCCTTGGATATACCCTAACCCTGCAACCTGCCAAAGATAATGATACAAGATTAGGCCACATAGAGGGTAATTTCCTTATATTAGAAGACTCCGTATCATTAAGATCAGCCGTTCGACTTAAATTAATGCTTCTCAACTTAGTCAACCTATCCCAATCATCCGGTATGGATGTCAATGTCCCTACACCAAATTCGTTAAGTGCTATATACTCTATATTTACCGATCTACGTATCCTGTCTTTAGGGATATCGGTTATATTCCCATCGCCGGTAATGGATAAGGTTAAGTTGATAATACTTGGGGCGTCTAATATCGGGAATCCTACCATCATTATCCTCATTGTTTGAACGAATGTAATATCATTCGTAAAAGTCATGGTAATGACCCGATCTTTATCTAGCCCATCAGCGTAAGCATGATTGGGGGTGGGAATATACTCACTCCCATCTTCCTTATAAAACCACCATGGATGGCTATCCGGATTCTTACGATAACTTATATCCCTTCTCCTGAACATCAACCTATATCGCCCGTATATGGATTCGCTCCTATCCTTCACGAAAGGAAATTGCTCTTTATTCCCGTCACCCCAATCGACCTCGCACATGCCGGGGGTCTTGGAATAAAACTGTATACTCTCATTATAATTATTAGGATCCAATATAGGATCAGGCACATCATCAGTAGTATCATTCCTGGAAGCTCCCCTAAAAGCGTATTTGCCTTTAGTAAAAAAGGTTATAGACCCTTTATTCGTATCCTTACATATCAACTTCATACCTCTCCCTCCTCTATTCTCCTGAAATACTCGACAACCGGCGAGCTGTCCAATCCTAGATCGTTACAGATATCTATGGCCTCGTATTTGTCGGCGAAATCATACTTACTCATATTATCATCCAACACGTCTCCGCTGAACACGGATACATGACCGTCCTTTACGCCAAGGACGAACGGGGCGATCCTCGCCTTCCCCGCCCGCCGTGCCCTCGTAAGGGCGGCCTTAGAAGCCGGGGCAGACGCCAAGACCCATGTCTGCCCGTAGTTATTGGTAAGTACATACACCTTCTCCATAGGCGTCGTAGGATTACCATTACTAACGCCCTTCACGAACCCATCAGGAGCCTGATAAACGCCAGACGGTCTCTTATTAGTAGGAGCTGAGGCAGTATATAAATCTAAGGTGAGTTTATAAAACTGATTCCTATTACCGTCAGAAGCCGTCTGCGACATCGTTATATAACTCCACGACATTATCTTATCATAAAACGTGTTAACGAACGTATCAGCCATCTCCTGCGTATTTATAAATCTACCTTCATCACTCAAAGTCCATATCCTAAATTCCCTTATCTCATACAAGTAATCCGGAAGATCGTCTACCGGCACCGTACTTGAAGAACAATACATATTATGGATCTTATTTAACTTCCCTCCTACTAAATCCTGCTTCCATGAACTACCGTTAGCCATAAAAGTAACGCTTTCCTTATCATCCCCTACCTTATCCACCTCATCAAATACAGGTATATTATTCCGATCGCTAATAATGCTTATACTTTTTGCCGGAATAGAATCAAATGCCGGGTCATACGAAGGGATATTACACCAATTGAAATTAAACCCAGTAAGATTCTTCCATTCCGAGAATCTTCTCCAATTAGAATCAGGATTATCAGCGAAATTAAAAACACTGTTACATCCGAAATACCTCAGATTTTTCATATTTAAAAAACCTTCCGGCCAATTGTCCCAAACACCAGGATGAGAAAAAGACCCCATCTGTATATTACGAAGATTAACGCTCTTACGTATCCTGTCATATGGGATATCACCATTTTTAAGAACGGATCTGACCATAGCCAAATAAGTTATATCAGGTAGATTAACTACAGGAAACTCATGGAGGACAATACCATCCATATTGAACTCCCCATCGATTACGTTAGAGAACCTCATCGTAACCTCCCTACGCCTGATATCGCTATACTTATGTGGAGGAACCGGTATATACTGAGATCCATCCTCCTTCCTATACCACCATGTAGTATCGTCAGGATTCTTTTTGTACTCAATATCTAAAGACCTGAATACTATCCTATAACTACCGTCAGATATCTTGACCAAAGGGTATTGATCCTTTGTCCCATCACCCCAATCGACGTCCACGAATCCTGGATTGTTTGCCGAGAACCTGAGATTACGATTAAAATTACCTAAATTTACTATCGGATCAGGCACATAATCAGCATTCCTCCCATTATAACAAGGGAATCTATCCTCGTTAACATAAAACGTCACCGAGGACAGGGGCGTATCATATCCTACTAAAAATCCCATATCAACTAATTGAGGTTATATCATAAGACACCCATTCCTTGTATCCGTTAACCATCTCATATACCTTGTTGATGGTCTTGCATACGACAGCGAATCCGATATCCACGTTAGGGAACTTCTCGTTAAGCTCATCTATCGTAAGCTCCTTGGTTATGCTCTCATCCCACTTACGCATCTCCTTTACCTCCATGAGGATCGGTTTACCGGTTGTGCTTACGCTCATTACCCACTCACCCTCACGATTGGCATCCTCCAGATCCGGGAAGATAGTAACGCCAAACAACTCCGTGAGCACGAACTCATCACCGTTCCGGGTAAACGACACCGCCGCTCCGGGGGTCAAGACTACCTCGTTCACAGCCAGCATACTCACCAGCTTCTTGGCTCCCCCTGATACGGTCCCATTCAACACGACAGTCACGTTACCCGTAGCGCTATTAACGAACTTGATATCATTCTTCTCGCTATTTATAGCCTGTAACCTAGACCCAGATACGATATTTACGATCTCATAATTCTTGTCGTAAGTGCTCTGTAGCGTCACATTGCCGTATTTAGTATCGATAAGGGTAATCCACTTAGCCTTACCACCTACTATCTCAACAAGCTTATAAAACACGTCATTGCCGTCAGCGTCAACCCATCTAGCTATAGCACCCGGAGCGAAATTAGTCACCTCCCGATCTTGAGTATAACTTATAGTGCTTTCCGTAGGCTTGTTAGCCAAAGTAACGTAAAGACATTGCTCTACATCGGCCTCCATCTTAACTATCCCAGCACCATCGTAATAATAATCAGGTACGTTTTTCTGTCGTATCAACAAGATGGTACCTTCCTTAAGCTTATCGGCGTTAGTTGGATCATCCACGAAAGACTTCATCTGGATATAAGTATCGAAGATAATAGACGTACTCTTATCCTCTATCTTCTGATTGATATCATTGACAATATTATTAATCTCGTATTTCGTATAATAAGGAGATAAATCAACCTTCGGACCTTCCTGCTCTAAAGCCTGAGTTCCATCCCACCAATAATCAGGTACATCCTGCTCCCTAATCCAGAGGCTGTCACCCACACGGAGCTTAGCCGTGTTCTCCGGGACCGCCAGCCACTCATTCATGGCATCGACCGTATCAAAGATATACGCCGTGTTCTTGCCCTCAGCTATACGTCTTACGACAACCAACTCGCTCTCGACATCGCTAAGTCTTTCCTTTATATTATTGATTTCTCGCTCTAACTTATCATAATTATCCTCCTGATCTATAGCGTCACCGATGGACATATAAACCTCGTTAGTGAGCTTATTGTAGGTAACACGAGCCACCTTCTCGTAGGATGTCTTATACGTAGATGAGCCTTTGCTGGTATGACAAACAAAATCATACGTATTTTGATACACCACAGATCCACCGGTATTGATGAAATTATATCCATCTTGGCTCATCGTACCTCCCTTGTATCCAACAAGTTCAAAAGAACATTTACCCGTACCTTTAGATCCAAACCATGTAGCGTAGGCCATGAAATACGTCTCTTCAGGTAGGATATCATAATATTTAGCCCTTAAATCCTTCACCGACATCCAAACACATTCCTTACCAGAACCGGTATTATCACCACCCCATTTAAGAACTTCTCTAACAGAGCTATCTCCATTTCCGGGGCCAGACCAACCTACAGCAAGATTATCTATGGTGGGAACATTAGAATTAAGGGCTTCCGTCATCGTGTCCAAGTCCCTTCCGGAACTTGATTCCCATAAATATCTGAACGTCACAAAATCAACATCCCCGATCTTAATGCCTCCGGTATTACTAGGATATGTTTTTGTGACTAACTCATAATACCATTTACCATCACGGAAAGTAGCCCTTATCCTCTCTACTTGCTTGGGGGATATAGAGACATATGATCCGCCAACGGAAACGTTATCGCCATCAACCGCACGGGAAGTCCCATCCTTTGGATCCTCAGGGTCCACGGGGGTGTAGATCGTAGCCTGCTTATCTCCGGCATTGATAACAACTATATAATAGCTGTCCCCATCAAGACCCTCATCATGAGCCATGGTTACAAAGCCATGATCGCTATCCGGCCTCCATTCAACGACAACCATATGCTTATCCATAGGTATACCGGAAACGCTGTTAACGTAATTGGTTGACGACATGAAAATGGCATGATCATCATAAGCCTCATCAACACGTTGATGCTTAGTAGCCAATCCGTCAAGACGTGATATCTCAATGGGGTCAGTTACCTCGACCCCATTATAATCATACCACTTATATCCGATCATCGTATTCTCACGACGATATTTCCTTTTCCTTATGACCTGACCTCCAGCTAAGGCGTCAATCATAAAATAATCATTACATACTTTAACCATAGCCGTTCAGATTAACAGGTTTGACATAAACAAGCCACGATAGTAGCGCCATCGGGGATGGAGGTCAGCGTGGTCCCTACAGGGTAGGTCGGGGAGGATGACTCCATCACCATCAACGACGTCCGCTCTACGACCATATTGTTATCAATCAACCGGCTCCCCTCCACATAGAACCGGCCATCGGCCACCTCATAGCATTCCCGCACCGGAACCATATGCCTTTGGCTCTTATCAGCGTAATCACAGATCGTCACCTTAGCCCCATCCGGTATAGACGTAAGCTCATCACCTACATTGTAATCAGGATGATCAGAGTACACGACATACAATATAGACTTAATATCCTGTAACGCCGGATTGACTTTCCTGAATCCCTTCAAATGTATCTTATGACCACCGATCTCATAACAATCATCCACGTCCATGATATTAAGATCACAACTGATAACCGTCCAGCCGTTAATAATCGTCTGCGTAGGGGTAGTATTGATAGGATGATCGGGGTCGGTAGACTCAACGATCTTATAGTCGAAAGTCTTTACATCCAGATTTCCGTTCAACGACTCCTGTCTCCTGATCTTCACCGCACCCTTTCCGGTATCATAACAAGTCTCAGTGGTATCGATAAGTCGATCCATATAATCCGGCTCCTCGCATTCGATACGAGCGAAATTGGATGGCAAAGAGGTATATTGAGCACCAACATGGATATCATTGTCTGTAGAACTCAATACATGATGATTATACGACCTAACATGATTTAAAGGGTTGATAACGTAAGTGGATTTAATCCTTACCGATCCTCCCTGTGTCGAGTAACATTCTACCGCATTTCTGGTAATACGATCATCCAACCTTTCTAGAGCACACCTTTCACGGATAAAATACGCAGGGATATTATTCATCCTATTTCCTAGCCCATACCCATTATCAGACGAGTCCACAATCTCCCAGAACTGGTTTCTTTTCCCAAGATCACCGTCATAAGACACCACATGTCTCATACGCACGCTTCCGGCTGATGTCTTGTAACACTCCTCGATATCAATAGGCATCCTATCTTCCATATCCGTGAAATCACAAGACACCAAAGAGAATCCGTCCGGGAGGGTAGCCAGTTCGGCCCCCGGAACGAAGCCGGCGTCATCCGATTCAAGCACCTCGAAGCGGACGTATCTTGCCTTTATCTTGGAGTCATAAGAAACCAACCTACGAAGCTTGACATTGCCATTGCCTCCGTCATAACACTCGACATAAGACCTGATGTCACGCTCCTCCATATCGTCGAAATCACAGACAGTCCTTACCCACGTATCTGGCAAGGAACTGAAGCTGGCGCCCTCAGGTTGTGACGGGTCGGTAGTCTCCAGGACTTTATAGTTCTTATCCCTAACTCCTATATTCCCGTCCCATGACGTGAGAACCTCCAGCTTCACCTTACCGGCCGGTGTCTTATAACATTCTACAGTTACCTCAATATCCCGGTCCTCCATATCCGTGAAGTCACAAACGACCTCAACCCAGTCATCGCTTATGCTGGTGATAAACTTACCTACCGGATTCTCAGGATCGGTACTTTGCTTGACGCGATACCATTCCTTTCTGGTACCCATCTCGTAATCAAATATCTTATATCCCTCTATCTGCACCCTTCCGGTTCCGGTATCAAAGCATTTAAGCACCGGTATTATCTCCCTTTGGGTCATGTCCGGGAAATCACATACTATACGACTCCATGTATCGGGTATCTTATCATACTCCGTACCGATAGGATTGCTATCGTCAGTCGTATTTACCACCTCATAATGGGATACCTCCGGGTTCAGGCGGGGGTCTACCGACTCAACGCCCTCGATCTGGACCTTGCCCCCTTCCGTGGCGTAACATTTACTTACGAATATCAACTCCCGATCGGTCATCTCCGCTATGCTACAATCTATAGCTACCCACTCGGCAGGAATCTTATCCAATTCCGTACCAATAGGCGTATCAACATCTGAAGAGTTGATGATAAATATCTTCTCGGCCAATATCTCACCCTTATTATTCATATAGGTATGGATACGAGCCTCTACCTGACCTCCCGGAGTACGATAACATTGGTTGACGATCGACACACGGGCGTCCTTGATGTTAATGAACTGATAGTCCTTTTTAGGAACCTCGCTTACAAGTCTCTTTACTCCTTTATCATCGAAGTACACGTAACATCCGTCATTCCTCATCATGACCGGATACGTCTTTCCGTCTATGACAACACCTGAGAAGTCATCTGGCGGAACGGAGAAACCCATGCTTCCGAATATAGAAGCCAGTCTCTTTAAATACTCATTTATCGCAGACATAATATCATATTTTAATTCTACTGCCTCAAAGATAACAAAAAAAGGAAGAGAATTGAATCTCTCCCTTTTAGGAAATATATGAACGCAAAAAAGGTTCTTTATTTCGGTTCGGTTACGATAGCCGGGCCAAGACCAGCGGCAGCGCCGATCATGTTAATCATCTCCTGAACACCCTCATGAGCGCCATAGCGTACACGTAAGATCAGATTAACCGGATCATCGGCGATAACCTTTCCGAATCCTTGAGCGTATCTATGAGGATTGAGCGTAATCTGGAAGTCCACGTACTGCGCCGTTTGCTCAACACGACTGTATTCGTTCATAAATGTCCGTCCCATGAAATCCTGATGTTTCGGGAAACCGTTGAAATGAGCATAGCCCTTCAACTCGTCATCCATCATATTACCGCCGACATGAGTACGCGGGGCTTTGCTGGATAGTCTCTCGAAATGAAGTTGATCCCACCAGATAGGAGATCCCTCGTCAAGAGAATCAGGATAACCTCCGCTAGCGCCAACGATCTCAACGCTATCCTCTACATAAGTCATTTTATCCATCAAGCACTCTGACGGAGATAATAACATTTCCTTGCCACAGAAACGGATACCGCACTTGCAGTTAGATCCAAGTTCCTGAGCCGACTCCAATTTCTTCCACATACGGTTACGGTAAGACGCCGGAGCCTCGCTGGTAAAGAATCCCTCGAACACCTTGTCGCACTCATCACACAACATGTTGGTATATACCTCTGTCTGGAAGCTATGCTGGCAAGCCGCAGGAGTACCGTAATCCGTGATCTCCAGTTCCGGGAAAGCCTGTTTGATTTCCTCCAACGCACTGTTTCCGCACTCATCATCCGGGATCGTGATATAATACTTCTCGGTGGATACCTTACAAGAACCACAAGCTGACCAAGAAGCGGTACGAACCGTAGGATTCTCACACATATCGGATGTCTTAGCCACATAGTAGATGATAGCCGTAGGATTGGCCTCCACGAAAGTAGAGATCTCCTCATCCGTAAATTTCTTGGAAGTAGCGGCAATATACAAACCTGATCCCTTGATCTGACTCATCTTATTAACCGTATCGGCTACAACGTTAGGCAATGACTCCACCGTAGTAGACATATCAACACCGTCATCCTCCAAGGAGATAGAATACAGATAACCACCCTTAACCTCGGTATAGTTAGGAGGACAATCCGTACATCCTTTCATGATAGAGATCAGACGTTGAGTATAGTCATTAGGCTTAGCCCCTTTCTTCATCACCTTATAACGTGACATGCTGCCGTTGATGCTCTCACGAACGATCTTCAATCCCGGGTATTGGGCGCGAACCTCAGCCAAGGCCAGATCGTCACCGGTATCACATACCTCCATGCAATAGAAGTTCACGTCCTCCGTATCAGGCTCCGTAGCCTCGTTAGTACATCTTGTAACCGGAGTGATATCAATATAATCAGATACCTTACCACCACCAGCGATAGGCTGGTTCTTCATCCTCTCGATACATTTCAGGACGGCTGGCAACAAATCAACCTCCTCGCAAGGATCGCACTCCTCGCATTGATTTGGCGTATTATCACAATCATCCAAAAGAATGGCGTCATTGATCTCAACACGACCCTCCTCATAGCCAAGAAGCTCAAAGGCACGACCAGCGAGAACCAAGCGGATAGCGATACGGTCTCCTTTGGAAACTGAGAATGCCGTGTCGTCAGAGACACCATTGTATCCTAAGATAACGTCATCGACATAAGCGTGATCCTTCTTCGGCCAGGAAGCGTAAATCTCGGTGATCTCATTCAACGAGAACAAAGGCGTGGAAAAATCCTTGTCATATATAGAGCGGGAAGCCGCTTGTTCATTACGACCGATACGGATCTCATAACGCTTGTCGTTACGAGGCTTACCGGTAAAGTCAGTCACGGCCTTACAACCGTTCTCGGAAGTATCTTTAGTATCATAAATACCGATCTGTCCTTCCTTCAAGAAGATGGAATCAACATCCACCATCTTAGCGTGTGGGGATACGAAAAGTACCCGGTCTTGCGGTCTGTGCAACATATAATTAATATTTTAGTTTAAAAATCATTCACTAACGCAAACATAATAATAAACGAGTTCACGACAATAAAACACGATCACGAGTGTATAGGCATATAAATAAATTACATTTTTTGTAAAAACATTATTTAAGCCGCTTTTTCTTATACATCTTCCTCATCATATCAATAAGTTCATCGAAGCTTTTTATATAACCCATATCTATAGCCCATATAAGATTGCCCTGTGTTTGCTCCAATTCCTTTAGCTCAGCTTCCGTGGCCTTATTCCTGATCATACTTTCATGGATATTAAAAACAATATAATTAAGACCCTTGGCGATCTTAACATAATCTACATCCTTAAATCTAGAAGCCGCCCTAGACAAAGCATTATACCTATCACCAGCCTCTATTCGATTAAGAATAAGCTTATCGGTTAACCACGTAACAACCTCGGCATACAACATAGGATTCAATTCCATAGCTACAAGAACCCATATATAAGGATTACACATAGTTCTCCTGTTCTCGCCCCTACCAACCGTCTTATAAGCACCAAACTTTTTCATTACTTTTATAAGAGACTCTTTTTCAACCATTTCCATAAAAACAGGAAATCCTGTTTCTATCATATATCCTTGTTTTTCAAGAATATAGTATATTCGCTCAGCACTTTCCTTGTTAGAAAGGATATTCTCTATCCTCTTATCATTCCATCCCTCCTGAATCCTTTTCCTGGTATAGGCTTCCTGTAAATCAGTCAACGACATGAAAGACGTTTTAGTGTCTTGCTTGATAGTAACACCAAAAAGATCCCTATCCTTGGAGATCATAACAACATTAGTTTTCATATTACATATATTTAATTGTTTAATACGATGAAAATATATAAATAAAAGTTTTACCGTGAATATATATACATAAAAATATATCAATATAAAATCATTATATTAAATATTTCATGAAATACAAAATATGTTTGTGATTTCTGGAGTCGGAGAAATCTCCGATTCCAGAGAATATGCATAGGATGATAAAAAATAAGCCTACCCATTTCTAGGTAGGCTTATCAATCAAAACTAGCGTTGTTTATTTAAAGGAAGCCACATTATCCTTATCCATTCTATATCTATACAATTCATTCTCATTAAGGTTGAATTGTTTAGCTACCATATCCAGAATCTCCTCCACCAAAGGATCGGGCAGCTCCGGGTCGATGTCCGTGGATTGGATACCGGCGGCGTTGATATACCCAGACAGGTCCACCCTGACAGGACGGCGGTAGTACGTCATCTTAACCTCCTCGGTACGGAAGCCTGACTCGTAGACCACAACCTTCCCGTTCCCTATGGAGTAGAATGTCTCACGGTAGTCGTAAGAAGGACGGTTATTCTCGTCTCCAAGAAGCTCATGGATATTCTCGTTCTTAGCCTCCCACATAACGAAATCAGCGGCCTCACATCCTTTGTATGAGAAAACGCCTTTTATGTTAGAGAACCATAGATAGTCATCAGGTAAGTTAAAGGACGTAGACTCAGGATCATCCATCCTACCAGCATTATCCAACGACATCCAATAAACAAGAAGGTTTTGGATGGAGCGTATAGTCTCGTCATCCTTCCTATTGAGATAGTACTTAACTAACCGGTCTTGGGCCTCGTTGAACAACAGCACGAACCTTCCCGGATCAAGCTTAATCCCGCCATTGGCCAGATTCTGCTCGTTCTTCTGCAAAGACCTTAAATATGCTTCTTGGATTGTCATCGTCATCCCTCCTTAACCTTATCACCTTCCTCTACGTCATCCTTCTTCTTAATATCCTTAACCTTCTTGGTCTTGGACTTATCATCGATATTAGACATAGATATGATCTCCTCATACTCATCCAATACATTAGCCTTTATGTTAATAAAGTCTTTCTTGGTAGCCAAGAACTCAGCGGATGTCCGAACGTCAGGCCCTATGATCTGGCCATTATATTGCAATCCGGATGGAGTCATATTGATACGACCATTTCGTTGAAGGACGTTTACGATACGGTAAAACTCAAGAACTTCCTTGAAATCACCTTCCAATGACCGATCCCAGATATCAAGCAGATAATCGACATTGGTCTTCTTCTCATTCATCCAGTTTGATAGAGATCCTGTATAATACTCATCCTCCGTGAAATCCGGGCGAGTGACGATACCGATGTAAAGAAGAAGATCGATGACAGCCTGACGATCGTCGCCGCCTTTCTTAAGGGCGCTGATAAACTTATAGCTGATGTTCATCTTATTGATCTCACGCTGCTGAACGAAATCCTTCATATTGTCTTTCTCCACGAAACAGAACATGGAGTTCATGAAGACAGGATCGCCATCCATTTCCTGAGGAGTCAACATGCCGGAAAATACAGCCAGATATAAATAAAATAGATCTACGGTATTAGCCGTATTATAAACCTTACCCATGAAGATCTTATCCTTAGCGTCATCCCAAAATTCTAAATTGGTTTGAGATAGATCCATCTGCGACATTTCCTCGAAAGGCTTCATGATATTATCTACCCGCTGTTTGACGAGCTTATCGATCTCATTCTTGTCAAGACCATTATAGCATCTTGATCTTGGATAAAAACCGGTGTTATAGGCCTTGGAGAAATCATCCCAAGGGCAACATACGTGAGTGGCGTTCTCCGGGAACGGAGCTTTAGCTATATTAGCGTCTTGAAAGGCCTGAGGAGCACTTCCATCGTGTTTGCCTACAACCTCATATAAGGTATCTGACATGATATTGAAACCGTTTACCTCGGCCAATACCTTCCTTGATTTTAAAATTTCTTTCATTTCCTTTTTGCGTTACTTTAAAAAAAGAGGAGAGGAATATCCTCCCCTCTAAAAACCAAATTACATATATGAAAAAACTTAGCCGAAGTAGTTCGGTTGAAGCTCGATAATCAAGAACTTACTGTTATCCATAACCCATGCTGCGGAAGCGGAGTGGCACCAGAATTGTTCTTTCATGCCCGGCAAGGATGATACGATCTCATTACCGTTGGCTTTGTGCGCCCAACGACCGTACTCATAGCCCCACCACATACTTACACCTTCTGGCTTGATATAGAATACGTTGTTATTCATATTACCTAACTTAGCGTTAGCCGTATTAGGAATAGCGGAATATGCGTTAGTTGATCCGGCGTCAGTGATATTCTCGATAATACAAGAATAAGAAGATCTAGGATACATGCCATTCACTAACTCGCTACGATCTGTCATGTCAGCGTAATCCAAAGAAGGATCGTGCTCGAACTCAACATTACCGATGCCCGGGATGAAAGCTCCCTTAACCTGAACCGGACCTAAGATCATGGCGTCATTAGTACCAGAGATAGGGTTAGAAGGCAACATCCTATCGCTTCCCATACCCCAGCTTAAGTTCTGCAAGGTAGTGAAGAACGATTCCCTGATCAACTTCTCTAAATTGATCATAGCCATAGCTCCTACCTTGAACTTAATCTTACGTTCCGTAATAGGAAGATCTTGACGACCACGGAAAATATAAGCGGCAGCAGCCATAAGAGTATCCTTAGTAATACCCATCGGGCGACTATAGTAGATAGTATAACCACGGCGAAGCTGACGGTAGACACCCTCATTCAAATGGATAGGACCATTTTGATCCATAATAATACCACCTTCTTGCCACATCAACTGTCTAGCTTCCAGCTTAACCAACTCAGCCATACAGAACACCTCCAGCGTGGACGCTACCTTAGCCGTACGCAAATCAAGTCTACCATTAACAGTCTTACCGATAATAGCCAAATCAGGAATATTACCCTCATACTCACTTCTCATGGCATTCATACGACGAAGAGCGGTCTCCACAAACTCTGAAGTGCTGTTCTGGGCGGCCTGCATGGACTTCATACCAGCATACATAGTTGTCTCACCCTCAACACCACGGTGGTTTCCTAAACGGAACTCACAGGTCATGGAACCAGCCTTGTCAGCTCCAGATACCTTAGAGAACTGGGTGCTATACTCTCCAAGAGCATGACCGATCTTCCAGTAACGGATACCCGGACGTAATTTATCTTTAGGGAAGTATTTAGCCTTTCCGCCGATAACACGACCCCAATAACGTGTCAAATCTCCTTCGGTCTTTGATGGAATCTCACCTGAGATAAGGATATTACAACCGTTAGCGGCATCGTAGGTAATGACATCATAAGCCGTAAACTCAGACGTGTTCAAAACGATATCAAACAAACTACCATCAATACCCGGTTTTAGATGATGACCTGAAGTATCCTCAGCCGTAACGACAGCGAATGTCTTTGTAACAGGTAAATCATAACGGAAAGAAGCTCCAATACCGTTAACGGAGATCGTAGCGCCGTTATTAATCATACCCATATACATCGGGACAGGATAGTTAGCGATATTAGAGAACAAGTTCAACAGACCCAAATGATTCTTATCCGGATCCTCATAATACCAGCTCGCCAATGAGCCTAAGTTATGCTCTACAAGCGAAGTCTTATAGTTCTTGGCATCGGTGAAGGCAATAACGTTATCACCATTCACGGTAGCCGGAAAACTTTTTGTCAAAAATGGATTCATTTCTATTTATTTTTAATGTTATACACTCTTTGATCCACTCAGATCAAGGAAGTTAGCCTCTATAGTATCATTATCGATATTATTTTTATTCTGCTTTCCTCCCTTATTGCCAGAAAGAAGAGTGATGGTCTTCTTATTGACCTCCATCTTAACCTTGTTAGTTTTCTGTTTAAGGAACTCGTCCTTATTCATCAAGAACAAGGCCAGATCAGCGGCCATGTCCGGATTCTTGATAGCCTCCGAATAAGCTTTATCTATAGCCGTATGACCTTGATTGTCTATCGGCTTGGTAACGAAATCGACAGCCTTACCTATCATCGTGTCAGTCAACTGGAATCCTGAGCTTATAGACGTCTTAAGACCTTTCTTATAGACTTTCATCTGCTCAACTAATTCCTGTCTCCTTTTCTCGGACTTTTTTTTCTCCTCCTCGATAAGGTTATCCATCTCCTTTTTCAGGATATCATGGAACTTATTGGCCTTGGACTCAATAAACTCATCGCCCTTGCCGATCATCATCTCCATATTATCCTTTATCTCGTCTTCCGGCATACCCAACATCTTATAATAATGCTGGATGACCGCAAGCTGATCATTCTTGTTACTCATATCAAGGTTGTCCAACGGAGCCTGAATGTTCTGATATTGGCTTAATAGTTGGCCAACGTTACCACCGGCCTTATCCACCTCTATCATCTTCTTCATAAAGTCAGACATAGAACCGGTATCAACCTTATCCTTCAACAACTCATCAGCCTTATCCTTGATCAATCCCTCCACTATATCGAGTAAATCATCCTCTTTAGTGATAGTAGAAAGATCGACCGGTTTATCATCTACCATAATATCAAGGTTGTCAATACTATCGATAATACCTCTAGCGGCCATCTTCTCCAAAAAAGATTTCCCATTAAACCCTGATACTACATTATTATCAGTACCGCCTTCGCCAAAGGAATCAGGGTCTGGGTTGGTAGCATCGCCGCCCTTATCCCCGCCACCGTCAGCCGCTCCGCCGTCGGCAGGCTCTTCCTTGGAATCACCTATAGGATTACCATCCTTATCATATTTACCCTCGATATTATTCTTATCGCCATCACCGTCACCACGGTAAAAAAGCTCCTCGACACTCATGGTCTTAAAACCCTTAGCGAAATCACCCATGTCATTCATACAATTTCCTTTTTTGCTTTTTACAAAAGTATTATTAATCCAATTACCAATTAAATCAAACCCATTATAGTATATGACAGAATTTTACGCCAAAATGATTACAGATTTTGTAAAAAAATATTTACAAAACTTGTAATCAATTCTTGTTTATTATTGACGTAAACCTATCTGTATCAGAACGTTTGTTCCTAGCATCTATCTCCTTTTCCTTTAATTCCAACTTCCTTTTCTCTATCTCCTCACGAGATCTTCGCTCAGCCTCGGCGTTAGCCTGTCTGGTTCTCATATCCTCTTCCTTGATATCAAGATCTCTTCCCCTTAAAGCCCTATCAGCCATAGCCTCGACATAATCCATGCCTTCAGAGTTGTTCTCGGTCCTAGCCGCTTGACCGGCGGCCATTATGCTCTTACCCCTTAAGTCGAAGTTGCCCTTGATATAAGCCAGCTCCTTATCCTTCTCATGCTCATCATTACGTGCCTGTTGCTCGGCCTCGGCTTGCTGCTGGACAAGTCGTTGTTGATTCTGGTACTCCTCCTGTCTTACACGATCTGCGTAAGATCTGGCATCCCTTCCTATCTGATTCATCTCAGCCGTCGAGTTGGCATTCATCATTCTAGTGATATCAAGCAAGTCATTGCCCAAAGTATTCGTCTGTAATATATATTGCTTCAAATTCTCCAATTCCAGACGTTTCTTGGAATTAGAGACAGCCATAACATTAAGATGACGTAACGACAAGCTATTATCCGTAAGACTGACGTAAGCCAAGGACAGATCGCTGTTCCTGTACATCACGGTCCAATCGTATCCTTCCTTCTGGCATACTTGAGCCACGGCTAGATGAATATCCAATGTCCGTTTCTTGAAGTCATCGAAATCATTAAAGTAAGTCTGGGTCTGTAGCATAGTAGCGTTAACTCCCTGTTTTACGCCCGTAGAACTCTCGTATCTAGTTGACTGACCCATCGCTTGCTCGGATATACCTATCATCCTATAAGCCATCATATAGGCGTAAGACGCCATTTCCATACGGGATCTTATCTGATCCGTATTAGTAAGATCATATACACCGAACTGATTATATATGCTGCTCATCTGCGGATTCTGGTAAGGATTGTTTGTGTCATTACCACCTACACCCATAAATGAGACGGACTTAACGATCTGCATAAAAGTAGCCAAAGCTCCCTTCTTGTCCATCATATCCTTATATTCCGTAGGCAGGAATCCTAAGTCGCCTAAGAAGAACTTACCGATCTCCTTCTCGGCGTTATTGTATAGCTGGTTCATAGCAAGGTTATACATCATCTGGAACGGCTGTATGCGATCAGCGAGACTAGCCCCTATAAATCCAGAAACCGGAATGACATAATCATACAGACTGCTGTCACCATGTATCTGATGAGGTATTGGATCCCCACCGATATATATAGGCTTATCCATTAAATTACCTCCGGTGATCTTAACGCCAAACCTAACCTCAGGGACATACTCCAAGATATAGGTGTTCACCTCAGGATCACCAACGGCTTCGGCCATAACCCTCTTCACTTTCTTGATACCGTTCTTCTCCAAGAACTCCGGGAGCAGCTCATCGGTAACAAGCTCCTGATCCACCATCCCAGTCTCCGTCATGTAAGTTATTAGAAATACCGGTTTCATGGACACCCAATATCCCTCCATAACCCTAAAAAGGCGGGAATCTATCTCATATCTCTTGCCATTGGACATGTCAGAGTTAAAATAGCCAAATGGATGGAAGCGGGGCAAGAAGCGGGGCTGGGTGTGTTCCTCCCCGTCCGGCCCGAAGGTGTGGTACTCGCCCATCGGAACACCATAATAGTCCTCAGCGGCAACTATAGACTCATAGTCATGGTATCCTTTCCATGGAATAACCTCATTCTCGTACATACCGGTAATAGACGGCTTCTTTTTCTTCCAGTCATACCTAGTACCGTCATTAGATACCCATCCCTCATAATCATCATCACCTCCCATAATCCGACGCTTGTCCTTGGCCGTCATCTTATGGCCGTATCTTGATATCAACTCAACACCCTCGTAATAATGAAGACGACCTACATAAGATCCATATTGCGGGTATTTCACATCAGGATGGAAAACCTCCATCGGACTCCATACCTCCGGACGATAGTAGTCGAAGCCAACGAAATGATTCCGGAACATCTTTCCGCTAAGAAGACGATCCCTGTAATTCTCCCTGTCAAGCTCATCCATATAAAACCGGCTACGATCAGCCTCGATCGTATGATCTCCCCATACAGCCGCCTGCGTCTTCCACCTGGTACTCATGAACCTCTGGATATCATCAGGGGTCATAGACGTCTTGGCCTGTTGGATTTGCTGAACATAAGCCTGACGCTCCTCCTCAGAGTTAAACTCATTGTACGTAGGATCAAGACCAGCCTCTACAAGGCGTTGGTTAACGATAATATCCCATTGCTCTTGAATATGGCGATGAAGAAGATTTGACATCGTATCCTCATACTCACTTATAGCCATATCCCCTACCTCATTAACCGTATACTTATCCTGTAGGTTTGTCAACCATCCCTCAAAAGCGTTTACAATACCACCTATGATATCATAATGCTTCAAGAAAGAGGGTATCCTTATATCACTCCTTAACTTCTGTACGTTTCTTAACTGTGGGATAACATCCGCCATCTCCATAAAAGATAACTTACCATCCGCCATTAGATAATAGTCACGGTACATCTGGTTGCGATCATACTGTTTCAATCCTATCGCCTCAAGAGCGTCCATACAATCCTCTTTCCACTTCCTGTTCTTTTTCTTCGTGGAAATAGCTTGAGGAGGTAATCCTAATAACGCTCCTTTTGCTGGAAACGAATGATCTCTATTGAAAATCTCCATATCAATCCAATTGTTTTTAGCAAAGATAAGTTATTAAGCAACACTAAACTACCGAAACGCACCTATAGATATCGATCCAAAGGCAGAGGCATATACCTCATGGTGTTTATAAGCGTCTTCTTTGCGGGCATTATTCATCTCCTCGATCTTCGATTTAGGCATGTAGTTATTATCGTCAAAATATCTGGCGAGAACCAACGCATGCCCGAAGGCTATTATCCTATCGACGTTCAATCCGGGCTTATACTGTATTATCTCATCCAATAGGGCTATATCATCGATCAGCTCAATACCCTTGACAGTTATATCAAGACCAGTCTGATCATCATAACCAATAACGAAATCCTGCCAGCAATAATCCACGACGCACGAGAATAGCAGGTTCTGGTTGCCGGGGGTCGGGTATAGCCCCAGCTTGCTGTTCTGCCGGGAGCCGGCCTTCACATACTTATTGGCTATTGCCTCACCAGCAAACAGAAAGAAAGACGCTGGCATACCGCTTTTACGGTTAAGATACTGCTCATACATCTGGTCAGCGTTCTCCATAAGACATATAGCACCATATCCTTTCTGAAGTACCTCGCACGTACGGCAGAATTGGTCTATAGATGATGGGCGGGATACGTAAGAGGCAACTATTCTATAGGCATAAGGATCTCGGATACCAACACGTCTCTTGAATACATAAAAAGCACCTAATGAAGGGGTATCAGACTTGGCCTGTTTATAAGGGTCGCAATTGTGAACAGATATATTCCTTAATAAATAATTATTCGTATCACATTCAAAATTATACACAGGACCGGTATACTTTTCTTTAGTTATAGATGATATCCTGACATATATATACTTATTATCATTACTAATAAATATACCTGTGGAAGGACTTTTTCTTGTGCTGGTATCCATACATACTTTAGACAATTTAGATATATAATCAGGAGTTAATGTCTCAACCAACTTCATGAAATACACAGTATAGTTATGGCCTATCCTTAAATGATAACATGATCTTTGAGATTTAACCTTATTGCCATCTATATATTCAGCCCTATTTTTTTTCATTATGGATATACCTCCAACTACTCCAAGAGATAACAATATATCCTGTATACCCTCAAGAAGATCCATACTGACACTTACGAAATCCATGCCCGAATAATTGCGAAAATCATTATGGATAGATCCATCCGTATCCAGATATCCATGAATTAAACTAACCTTCATGCTAAACGGGAGGTATTTAGCAAATTCAGGAATATATTTACCATAACAATATTTACCAAAATTATTAACAAGCCACTCGCTTAGATAAACATGCTTAAAATTTAATTCCCAATTACCCTTCCTGCATCTCTCCGAAGGCTTAATACCAAAAAGATTATCTATAACCTTGTAATACCTATCCCTCTCTTCTGGATAGTCAAAACAAATAGCCATCTGTACACGACACTGCTTATCAATCCATCCATTCCCTAGCCACATCCCGACAAACCACCAAAAATCATCAGAAAGCATATAATCCCTAAATCCCGGAATATCCATCCTTTCTTCGGCATACATATTTGGGATCCTTGTCCACTGTCCCTCTTTTATATCCTTGACAGGTATGTAATCAAACTTGAATAAATCTTCCCTAACCCTTCTCCCTACGGTCTTATGATCAGAAACAAAAATAGGATGATCAGAAGTAAATCTATTTATTCTTACGCCATTATACATCTTTATCGAATAAAGATCCTCTTCGACCATATTTCTGACAAGTCTCTTGCGTATCCTAACATTATCCCCTTCATTATTAACCAAGAAATCATCATAGTCAACATCCTCTACATTCTTATATCCATCAGGGGTCAACACCCTTTCTCCGGGAGGCATACATCCTGCGACATAAATAAAATCATCAAACCTATTAGATTGAGGCATCTCAAATATCTGGACAGGAGCGTCAATAACACCGCCGCTAAACGGGAATCCAGCCAGTTGCTTATTCGATTTAGTAGTCCCCAGTTTATTACCTGACTCAAGAAAGACATCACACAGCATACCGCTATATTGCCCCGACTCAAGAAGATCATTCTTATGCTTGATAGCGTACTCGACCGGAAATAGGTTATGGGATGAGCTTAAAAAACAGTCATCGATCGTAAATGGATAGAACATAGTATGAGAAGTGTACGCAACCCTATCTTTTGTAGATAGTTTCTTCCGTTCCTCATTAAGTTTATTGGTACTAGCCTCGAAATCAGTAGCGTCGATCTTGATCTTATTAAGCTTCTTGTCATCAGGCTTACCAAGATAATCGCCCAATCCTATAGTTCTCTTAACACCGGAGTTAGCCATCTGACCGGGAACGAACATCGCCCATTTCCGTTCTTTCCATGTTTTCCCTTTCATGGCTCTACGATTTAAAATATCCCAGTCCATAACCAGAAGATTGTAGGTCTCAGGATCAGAAAACATCTCCTGAGCGTCCTTGGATAATTCCACCTCACCACCGGTACCAGCCAAGATCGGACTGAGACGCCAGCCGTAAGGAGTGTCGTATGACGGCATGGCGGCAGTGTACGGCTTCTTGATAGGTCCCTTACCTACCTCGTCGAAAATAGCCGTGGCGGGGGTCAGACCGGCAGTCTTCTGCGTGGATGTCTTCCTACCCATGTTGATATTGGCTATGGATATTATGGCATGAACATCACGAACCCCGTTGGACATACGCTTGCCTAAGGTGACACCAGAACTCCAATCGGTATTGGTCCTGTTGATCCTGAAAAAAGGATGCACATGATCAAGACCATACTCACAATACTCACCTATATTAGATAAATCGCTATCGCTGAAACCTACCACGGAATGACTAAGCCCGATCGTCATGGTAGCGTTCATCTGAAGAAGGGATGACATGATAGTCGTATTATGGGATACGACAAAATTGGTAGTAAGAAACTGATGAGATTTATTATCTACCTCAATACAAGTAGCCTTATACTTCCCGTAATAATCTATATCGGATATCATAAGTCTGTTATGGGTCTTGGATATATACATATCATCACCATCCATGACGCAATAATATCCCATAGACCAGAATATTCTTCTTACGAAGGATATAATATACTCACTTTTGTAAACAACCTTAAAACGATCATCGCCGGTGCTTATACCGCAAGCTATCTTCATGAATGAGCTTATAAACAACTCTTTCTGTTTTTTGGATGAATAAATGACATCATCCATCTCCTTCTTGCTTAGCTCAAAGATCCTGTCGGTAGCGCCACAAAGGAAGGAGGCGACCAGAGACCCCATGAGCTGGGGTGATATCAGCCAACGCCGCTCAGGAAAATCAACCGCATCCCCCATATCTATAGTCATTTTAGAGAAGTCAGAGTGGATAATACCCATCGTACTCATGACTTTATAATCACCATGATACTTGACCTTCCACTGGTGCTGCCCGCAACACACCACGCCGCGACCGTCCTCAAAGGTCACTTTGTACGTATCAACGAATCCCTGAGGATATACGCCCACTATGGTAGTAAGATTCCCGTCATCACCGTATATGATATCTCCTATGTCGGCGAATCCTATTTTCTTGGAACCATAAGGAGTGTATATAAGCTCCGAGTCCAGAAGAGCCTTGCCAAAACGACGAGTACCAAACATCCCCAACCCTTTCTTCTCCTGACGGGCACGTTGGTACATCTCGGCGAAAAACCATTCATTGTCACGCAAACGACTGATCGCTGGCACACGTTCCCCGTTTGGAAGATCCTGGAATACGGGAAAGAAATTAACATGCCAATAAAGCCATGGCGGGATGAACGTACCGTTGATAGTTATCCCGTTCTTGACCTTATAAGCCTCCTCTGTAAAGAACTGCTTAACATCATCATCTTGATCCTCCCAGCCGAACAAATCGTTCCACACTGGAGGATTCTTCATGTTTACATAAAATTCTGGACTCGTGCTTAACCCCATCACTTCATACTTTTTAATACGGACTCTATACCTCCAGACACTTGTCCCTTACGTTCCTTCTTCTGGACATTGCTGACACTCCTGTATACATCCATGATCCCACTCTTCTCCATATACGAGTCATTCCATACGTTAATCTTATCGATCAGCTTGGATATGAAATCGAACGCCCTAGCCATATCCTCAGGCTTCTCCTTATCCCATGGATGCTTGGCGATATACGTCTTGGCGTCATCCACGGCCTTGGATATGACCTCAAGATTGTCATTAACCCGATCAACATCCTTACTCGTCGGCTTTCGTCTTCCCTGTGGCATTGGCTTTCATATCCTTAAACTCGTTATACTGTTTCATAAGAAGCTTATAAGATTGAACAACCCCGATCTTACTTACTTCCGTCACGCTCATGTCATGGAACATATCCTCAAGCTCCTTGTCAGCATATCTAAGACGTTCCTTGTCATCATAAAACACGAATCCAGACGTTCTGTCTTCTATAATACTCTTGGCGGTGGACGCATATGTCGTGTCTAAATCCAGATCCATACCGAAGCTGGTAGCCAACTGGATTATGAACATCAACCTAGAATTGACTTTTACAGCCTCTATATTCAACATCTGTATCTTATGGGTCATCTCATGAAGAACGACAAAATCCTCCTCTTTTATCAACGAAGATGATTTAAGGGCTATCTTCTTAGTCCTATCCTCAATATCGCTATACAGACGCTTGCTCTCACGTTTTATGGCTATCCAATGCCTTATATGAGTATCCGCCTCTTCTTTAAGATAATCCCTGATCTCTTTTTTGATATCCTTATCCTCTTCCATTATAATCACACGTTATAATCATTATTATTTAATTCAATCTCATCACTGATGCTTTGGTCTATAGACCTCAATAAATCCATGGTATTAACATCCCGCAAGAAGCGGACATTACCACCATTAGCCCTAGCTATCCTCCTTAAAGCGGAGTAAAGTATATCACCCAACGAATATTCAGGCAACTCACGGCATCCGACTTCCATGACAATAAGGGCATGGATACGATCATCTATCTTACTTCTTACGGGACTTCGCATAGTATTTACTTATAAGCTTCCCCTATAATACGTAGCGGGAAATGTTTGAAATTACGTTCAGGATCATCCTTCGTATAACCCATAAGAGATAGATGTTTCTCAAAATGACCTTCCGTATATTTTGAGGTATCTAACGTCATCCTAAATATAGTTCTATTCTCATTGTCAGGATGTTTGTTATATGACACGTTCCCTATACATCCACATGAAAGATGATGCTCCTTGACATGGAAACCATCTTTATGGGTGATAAATAACACGATTTCTATCTTATCACCTATTTTCTGATCAAAAATATTTAGATAAAACTCGCTCTCGTCATCCGTAAGTCCTATATCAAAGGAATCGTTAGGGCACTCGATATTAAAATCGTTATGATCGGCCGTTATCACCTCCATAGCATTCCATTTGGCTTTCTCTCCTTCCACGAACTTCAACGGACATACCTCGGTCTTCATCCAAGCCTTTTCCTTGATAAAGCAACCGCACAACGAGCATGCCTGTCTTCCCATCAATCTTTGCAGCAATACCTTAGCTGGTAACTTAAAGAAAGCTATATTAGAAGAGTTATTAGGACATTTCTTGCATAAATCAAGACGATTCTTGTACCACTCCGGATAATCCTTCTCATCCTTAGGAATCCTACCCAATAAACTGTCTTCCCAAGCTTGGGCTATTACTTGGGCTTTACCAATTGTTTGCACGATAATTATTTTTTAAACTGTTTTTGTTGAAAATCCTGTAATTGTTCCCATGTCATTCCATACCGACATTGATACATGGCCTCATGGTTATCACGTATAAGAGGATCTCCGTTCTTCAACCCCTCCATATCCTCTATCGCCTTAATCTTCTTATCCAGACAATCAAGCTCAATAGGCATCCTTTCATCCGGATAACGATTACCTTCCTTGACAAATATCCGGCGTATCTTATCACGCCTTACCCGCATCTCTCGGAGATTGCATACAACGTATCCGATAAACGGGATTCTGATAGATATATTGTCAGTATACCTAGCTAGGTGGTGGACGTAAGATACGGATGCTTTCATGCACCACTCTACCTGTTGTTTGGTAAACTTCCCATCAGATCTTCTTACCACCTCATCCACGATATCCCTATCGAATGAAATAAGATTCCTACCCATCAATATCCAATTTGTTTCTCTTGAACACAAACCCCATTACACGGGTATCATCACCCTCCCCGTCAAGAATAAAATAGTTACGTAAGCTTCTCATCTCAATAGACAGCTCACGGGTACGGAAGTTCCCGTTCTTCTTGTCCACCAGAAAACCCCCACGTTTAAGCTCGTTGTTCAGGACAGCGACGTAAGATTCCTTCTGTCCATGACAATCCATGTACTTAGCCCTGGTATCATCAGAGTATCCGTAGTTGATGTAGAAAGAAAGTAAGTTTATCGTCCTTTCAGTAATCAAGCTCCTACCCCTAGAATCCAGATAGCCGTTGTATATCCTTAAGAACTGCTGGATCATATCCAACCTAGTATCATAAGGCAATGCGAATACGAAAGCTTTCCTCTGTTCCGGCATATAAAATTAGTTTTAGGCAAAACTACTTAAAAAAAATATCGTTGTCAAGAAATTATGCCATAATCAACATAATATATGTTGATTAGCATGTATTTACGAATATCCAAAGGGAAAAGGTGGTGGAAATGGCGGAGGAAGGCCGAATGAGTCCACCGTAAGCCACGGCAACGAGGCCAGTTGAGCACCGGCCATACATGCCTCCGAGCGGCGGTGGACAGCCCTATCCTGCCTCACGGGACATGACCTCACTTTTTTTTCTTTGGCTTCTGCTCCACCCGATCCCCCTACCGGGGTACCGGCTTCCGGTATAAGATACGGCTTCTACCATGTTTAGCCTGCGGTATGCTACCTGACGGCACCATACCTTGGCGGTAAAAAGCAATGTTTTATTAAATAGAGACTTTAATTGGAGTACACAGGAACTCGACGTCAGGAGAGGTTCTGTGTACGGATAGAGATATTAGAAAGTAGTATATGTTTATAGAGTTAATTATATTTAATAAATATACCTATTAACGCGCGCGTAACAAGTAGGTTGAGAAAAACGATCGTTCACGCGCACAGCGTTTTACGAACATTACCTACCCTCCTTAAACAACAAATGGGCGACCTTCACAGGCTACCCATCCATCCGAATAACTTGTTTCGTATTGATGAAACTTGTATATTCGCAGCAAATAAAAAAAATATGAATACAAAGATAGCACTTTTACAGAAAATGAAATCAAATTTCGATAAGATTCTTACCGAAGCGTATATCCCAAAAGATATACAAGCAAAAAAAGATGAGCTTGGATGCCTAAGGCTTCCGGCAGGATCACTTGTCTGTCCAGTAGATTACAAACCTGTAACTAATAAGGACGGGAAGAAGGTTACGGCCGTAAAATACTCGAACAAGAAAGATAATATAAGAGGTTCCGGTATGGTTATAGAAAAGAAGTGTAAGCAGGTAACGGCTTATCTTTCTATCATAAATGTACAGAAGCATGTATTTTTAAGAAATAGGATGAGAGATGGTTACCGTGACCGTATCGAGATCAATACCGATGATTTTATAGATATCCTATCCGATGGCATAGCTTATTTCTGCTACAAACATGTTATAGAGAACTGCCATGAGGATATAGACTATCAGCTAAATACGCTTAAGGCCTATGCCGAGGGCGAGATAAGAATAGCTTTACCTGATATCATGATCTACTCGTATAAGGCTAAGAAGAATGAGGATACGAAAGACATATTCGTGGGTAAGAAAAGATCCGTATACAAATGTCTGGATAAGAATTTAAGCTCAGACGAAAGACGGAATATGGCTAACAAAAGCCGGAAACTTGATCGGGTAAGAATCCTTTCCAAGATAATATTCAGGGCCAGAACCAGAAACGTACATCATATATACAAAGTAACTAAAAGAAAGACAGTTAAGTTCAATGTAGCATACCTTCTTAATGAGTTGAATAAGAAGCTTGCAGGAATAGGTATGCGTGAGATATCGCAATCCACTATATACAGATATATAAACATGTTCTTGGATATGTGCAAGAAGAATATATCCGATTTGTATGATGAGGTAAAAAAATACAATGGAATAGCGAATACCAAAGACAGGAAGAACGTAACTATCGGATGCTTACGACTATTATACAAGGGGAAATATATGCATATCCTTATATCGACAGAATACATAAGAGATGTATTTTTAGGAGAAAAATCTTCTGAGATGAGTAAAGCTGGATGATTTGAGTATCAGATATAAAATTTAATATTTAAATATTATTCACATTTATTTTTAATAGTCAATTATAACTATTCGTATCTTTGTACCATAAACTTAAAAAGATATGGTACAAGAAGATTTTAGAAATGAAAACGACCTCCTTCGTCATATTATGACGGTGGATCAAAACGTAGAGCAAGGTCGTGCCTTGAAAAAGATTTTCACCACTAGGGAAAATCTGTTTATTACCGGTAGAGCTGGTAGTGGTAAAAGTACGTTCATGAGACGTATCGTAAAGTTCTTGGGTAAATGTGTTATTGTAGCTCCTACTGGCGTGGCTGCATTGAACGCAGGAGGGCAGACCATCCATTCGTTTTTCTCTATAAAGAACGATCCTTATATTCCTTCTATCGAGAGAGGTATGTTGTCTAATAAGGTGGATGTAAGTCCGTTTATGAAGAAGAAGATCAGAAACCTTGATACTATCGTTATCGACGAGATCAGTATGGTAAGACCTGATTTGCTTGATGAGGTGGCTGACATACTTAGACAATGCAGGCGTAGCAAGGAACCTTTCGGTGGGGTTAGGTTGATTATGTTTGGAGATCTATCACAACTACCTCCTGTGGTAACGGCGGATGATTTTATCGACAGGTATTATGAGAGCCGGTTCTTTTTCTCATCTAAGGCATTAAGAGCCTCAGGATTCTCGGTCATTACCTTCGAGAACGTGTTCCGTCAAAAAGATCCTCAGCTTCTTTCAGTACTTGAGGATATAAGATGTGGTGTTATTACCGATGAGTCAAGACAGATATTGGATAGTAGGGTCAAGTGTCCGGATAATATGGATAATACTATAATTATATGCTCAACTAACAAAGAGGCGTATGAGATAAATAAGACTAATCTTGATAAGATCAATAATAAGGTATTTAAGTTCGATGCTACTGTATTCGGGGAAAAGCCTGTAGCTCCCTGTGAGGATGAGCTTATAGTAAAGGTAGGAGCTAAGGTCATAATAACCAGAAACGGCAATGGATATGTCAATGGTTCGATGGGTATCATAACCAGCATAGATACTGTTGATGAGACGATATATGTTCATCTAGATAACGATACTGAGGTAGAGATAACCAAAGAGAAGTGGGAGAAGATAAAGTACAAGCAGGTGGATGATTCTCTTGAAGGCATTTCTTGCGGCTATATAATACAATATCCATTGAGGTTAGGATACGCTATAACCGTTCATAAATCTCAGGGAATGACTTTAGATAATATATTCGTAGATATCAGCAGAGCCTTCGAAATAGGGCAGATATATACCGCTCTATCAAGATGTAGGTCCATAGACGGTCTTTATCTAAAATCAATTCCTAAAGAAGATATGGTTCTGCTAAGCGATAAGATATCTGACTTCATAGATAAGGTGGATGAGAATGAGGGTGTATTACATCCAGAGAAGATTTCCGACATCGGTAAGGGTATGATAAAGAAGCAACAGGATTTGTTTAATTTTGAGGAATTTGGGTTGTAATGGCTAAGAAAGAACTTTTTTCAGACGTAGATGAGTTAGTATCATCTTTAAATAAAGAGCTTGGAGAAGGCTCGATAATGAACTTCGGTGACGATAAGCCTATAATATCCATACCAAGGGAAAGCACTGGTTCTCTGGTGGTGGACAAGGCCCTCGGCGGCGGATGGGCGGTAGGCCGGATCCATGAGCTGGTCGGGATGGAATCTTGTGGCAAGACCATGATGTGTACGTTAAGTATGATCGAGTTCCAGAAAAAACATCCAGATAAGCTGGTAGCTATAATAGACGTGGAGAACGCTTTCGATATTGAATACGCTAGGAAAATGGGATTAGATATAAACCGGTTTTTGATCTCCCAACCAAGCTACGGGGAGCTGGCTATTGACATCACAGCCAAGTTAGTCGAGTCCGGGAAGGTCGGATTTATTGTCGTAGATTCTGTAGCCAATCTGGTACCGAAGAAGGAGATAGAGGGCGATATGGAAGACAGCAACATGGGATTGCAGGCTCGTTTGATGTCCAAAGCCATGAGGGTTCTTACAGGAATCGTAAACAAAAGCGACTGTGTTCTGGTATTCATCAATCAGTATCGGGAGAAGATCGGTGTTATATACGGCGATCCTAAGGTAACGACCGGAGGTAACGCTCTTAAGTTCTATGCCTCTATCCGTATGGAGATGGCGAGAAAGAAGGTTATATTAGGAGAGGACGGATCTTCAGTAGGTCATGAGGTTAGGATAAAGGTGCTGAAGAACAAGACAGCCGTTCCGTTCCAAATAGCAGAGACAGCCTTGTATTATGGCGTGGGGTTTGATAAGGAACTTGAACTTTTGAAGTTATGCGAGGAAACCGGTATCTTTATCCGTAAAGGATCATGGTACTGGTACGGGGATGTTCGTGTAGGGAACGGAGTCGATAATACGTTAAGTATCATGAGGGATAATCAAGAATTGTGTCAAGAATTAAGAACTAAATTGAATTTGTAATCATGGAAATAGGAGTAAAATTTGTAGACGTAATACCGTCCAGTGTACAGAACGCTGTCGAGGTTAAGAAAGGGGATGTGAAGAACTATCTGTTCGTAGGTATTCCCATGAGTGAGTTTATTGGAAAGAGATATGAGTATGAGGGATTCATATACATGTGCCTACAGGGTGTCACCGGTGGCACGGAACTTGGCGGAGATATAGCCATAGCCGTATTGAGACCGGTTCGCCCCGCCGTCGGGCAGGAATCTTATCATTTGGTATCGTATACACCTCTTACGTATACGAGATCTGATGTGGCGATATTCCTTCGCAATGGTGATTTTAAGGTTGTTAAACGTGACGATTGTAATCTTATCTGATCATGGGAACATATATATCGATAAAATCAACAGTAAACGCATTCAGGTACGGGATTGATCCTATACCTGAATGGTTTGATAAGATATCCCAAAGAACCAAGGAGCTTGATGTGATGGTTGACGGTCACAAGGTAAAGGCTTTGGATATAATCCTAGAAAATGGCATTCTACGGGCTTTTTACGGTTATTATATAGGTATGTATCCGGATAACTCAATACAGGTGTTTAGACCGGAGGATTTCCATTCATTATATACGTTGAAGTTATGAATATATCAATAGGCATAGATCCAGGTATAGACACCGGAGGATTGTCCATGATCCCGGAGAACGGGGATATTAAGGTAATTATGACTCCAAGGATATCAGTTAAGGGGGATATAGATCTTAGGGCTATATCAAGCTTCTTCCTCGATGCCGCTGACAAGATCCAAGAAAAGGGAGGCGGGACGCTGGCGATCGCCGTCGAGGACGTACATAGCATCCACAACAGCTCGGCAGCCAGCAACTTCACCTTTGGCGGGAGACGCCGGGAACCGAACGCCCTATTCGCCATGATGGTGGAGATGATGGAGCGATACGGATCTCACCCGGATGTTAGGTTCATGTTCGAGGAGGTGCAACCAAAGACCTGGCAGAAGGAACTTCATACGACAGCCGATCGGGTGTATACGGCGGCGAAGTTAGACACGAAGGCTACCTCCATCCGATGTGCCATGCGCCTTTTCCCTTTGGTTTCTTTCGTGAAACCATGGTCAGGAAAAGGAGTACAACCTACTAAGATACAAGACGGAATGTGTGACGCCACGCTTATAGCCGAGTATATTAGACGTAAGTTTAAACTATTTTAATACTATTAAGTATTTATTGTATTTGTATTAATATAATTATGATTATATTTGCGATGTAATAAAAAGTTGTTCGTTATGCTTATAAGATGCTTGTCGAAGTCATTAAATGAGAAGTTGGGCAAATTGGAGACGGTGGTTAAGAACGCCGGTTCCAACTCCCTTTATAAGGATCTTAAGATAGATGTTGTCAATAATCTGGCTTATATCACTTCCGTAAATGCCAAGGTATGTGTTATAGAGCGATTGGAGGTCGAGGCTGACTCTAACTTCTCTTTCTTGGTAGAGGCAAGCTCTTTTATTAAGTTCATGAAAAAACAGAAGAATTGCGAGATTACGATACTGCTTTCGGATAAAAAAGATCAGATAACGATCCGCTATGCTTCTGGTGAGTATAGTTGTCCGGCTTTTGATATCAATACATTCCCGCAGGTACATAAGATACTTGATGGAGGAATTAAGGTTAAGATGAGCGATTATGTTTCGGTTCTTAACAAAGCCAGCGATTATACGGAGGTAGATGACTTTTATCCATGCATCGAGAATGTGGTTATTGATATTGATGATATTAATATTAATATAGTAAGTACGGATAGAAATACTATTTACAGGTATTTTATCCCTAATCAGGATAAGGTAGAGAAGATGTTTATACCGGTATCGAACGAATCCGCGATATTGCTTGATAAGCATATCAATAAGTCATCGGATATGTTGTCTATAAAAGTGGACGATACTAAGACTTATTTTTCTACGCCTGATATGGATATGTATGAGACACATTTTGAGGGTAATTATCCAAATTGGAGGTTCGTGGACGAGCATTTTGTCAAAACAAGTACCTATGTCTTTGATAAGGATCTACTCGTCCAAGCCCTCCAAAACAATCTTAAGGTAAATGAGTTCGATCATTGCAAGTTGATATTTACCGATAAAGGATGCGGTATTATGTCAGAGAACCCGTCTTCCGGTAAATCATGTAAGGAGAGACTTGCTTCTTTGTCTTATCATGGTGAAGATATTATATGTAACGTATTATGTGGAAGATATCTTGGTATTATAAAAAGCGTCTCATGTAATAGGGTGGTTATCGAGCATGATCATAAATCTCATTTCAATAAGATTTATGGGGAGGATAATAAGAACGAGTATTTCTTGTCATCATCAGTTATTGTTTAATATTTAAAAATATATAAAATGGGAGTTAGAGAAAATTCATCAGGTGGTAATAACCATTACTTTAAAGTAAGTGGTAGCGGACTATTATATCAGTCATCAAGAGAGCCAAAGGAAGGTTTCGAGGAGCATATAAACGAGAAGACCGGAGCCGTTTCTTATTGGAGGGTATTCTGGAGCGGTATCGAAGGTTATTTGTCTGATATCAATGTGCGAGAAGTGGATTTCAATGGGATAAAAGCCAAATACGTGTCCATAAAGATAAGTGATGAGGATGGTAATTATTTCATAAACGTTCCTTTGATGACTCAAAAAGGAGGTATTAATAATTACGTGAAGTCACTGGTAAGGTACTTGCCTAATATCGACCTGAAACGTAAGGTAGTGATCAATCCTGCTCATGCTAAGAAAGGGGATCAATATGCTCCCGGTATTTTTTTCATTTCATACGCTAGGGAAACTCTAGATGGAAAGGACGAGCTTATCCAGCAATATTATAAGAACGGGCAGAATGGATGGCCTGACAGGGTTGAGAGTACTGATATAATGGGGAATAAGAAGTTTGATTATACGACCCAAGACGCTTTCGCTTATCAGGTACTTAATAAATATATCCAAAGTATTAAGACAGATGGTGTGAAACCTACTCAGTCGGCAAGCCAAAACAACGCTGGTGAGGCTATAACGCAAACGCCCCCACCGTCATACGCTACGCAGGCTCCGCAGCAGACGCCTCCTCCATCATACCAGCAGGCTCCGCAGCAGACAGCCCAAGCACCTTTTTTTGGAGGTCAGCAGCCGCCACAATATCCTCCTTTTGGAGACGAAAGTGACCTACCTTTCTAATTAACTAATTGAAAATGAGTAATTTAATGGAAAGCAATTTTAATATATCTACTAAAGTGAATCGTGTCTCGATGCCTACCCAAAATAAGGTAGATACGGTTATGAAGAACCTAGGGCATCGATCTTGTATAGCGTATTCCGAGGAAAAGGATATGTATTATAAGGATGGAGAATGGGTAGCGTCAGATCTTGACGCTACTATCTTACCTCTTAGGGAGATGTTCGAAAAGACATCTGATTTGAAGTTAGGATTGAAGATCGTTTATTTAATAATCAAATTATAATGGCCAGTATTGAGGATATTAAAAAGCTTCTGGAAAGCAAGTCGTTTACATCAGCCAGAGACCTTGATGAGCTTGAGGAGAAGCCGGATGATAAACAAAACGAGGTTAGATTGAATTGCGACCCTATGGTAGGGATGATGGAGGAAGAGGGGAAGATCTTCCTTAACTCCGTAAGATTCTCGAAAGCATGGAACTCGTTGGGTAAGGATATTCCTATCAAGCAGGGTAATGCTTTACCATTAGGACAGGGTGATGTCCTTGATATAGACACAGGGGTATGGGCATCGTTCCCGGATAATACCATAGGGGTGTTGATGATGCTGCCGTCGTTTACCGGAGATACGGGACTTACTTTGGTAGGATCACCGTTCGTCTCGTCTAATAACGGGAATATCATGATCAGGGTCACTAATGTCCGTAAGGATATGGCTATAGTCGAGAAAGATAAACATATAGCTGAGTTAATTATAGTCGGCAAGATAAAAGCCGATATTTTTAGAACTTATAAAAGTAATGAACATGTTCGGATTGAAGATAGTAAAGAGTAGCTATATAAATACTATAAAACAGGATCTTGATGAGGCTATTAGCTATTCAAGTAGATTAAAAAGAGATTATGAGGATTCCCGCAAGAAGATAACGGAATTAGAAGAGAAAGTAGGGTATCTTGAAACTCTTTCCGATTCCCTTAATATGGATATAGAACAAAAGGATTCTATTATAATTAAGATGGGTAATGAGCTTAGTAAATCAAGAGAGATATATAATGAGTCGGTAAAAGATAAAGAGACTCTTAAACGGGCTTATATGGATATTGAGAAGAAACATAAGTTATCATCTAAATTACTCGATGAGGCTAGAAGAAGATATAAGGAACTCGAGGATCAGAATAAGGCTATGTCCGATCGTATCAAATATCTTGAGGCAGAGCTTTTAGATAGCGATGTACCTGATGAGGTTGTTGTTGATGAGGATAAGATGGATCCTAATTCCGGTCATATTGATATACCTGAAAATAACGTATCTGAGGTTACTGATGCCGATGCCGGTAATGAAGTAAATGTCGAGAATAAGGTGGAGGATAAGAAGAAATCTAAGAAACGTAAAAAACCTAAAAAGTATGAATAAGATCTTGTTATTATTAATAACTATCCTTACCTTAGCGGCTGTCGGATGTAGTACATCTAGAACCTATTATACGGAGTACGATACTACTGATATATCTTATGTGGTGGACTCCATAGTATCTTCCGGGACCGTGATGGGCCAATGGAAGGAGTGGAGGTTTACGCTGGATGACGGCCGGGTCGATAACTTTGGCTTTACCGCCCTGTACGACGCCAAGGGAAAGGCTAGGGGGTCTATACAGGTAAGGCAAAGATCCGATACGTTTAATATCAAGATAATAGATTATCATAAAAAGGATAAGTAATGGAATACGGACTAGGTTACATACCATCACCAGTGGATGACAGGGACGCTATTATGAATATGCAGCATGAGGCTGTTCCTGATGAGTATAAGGTCAATAACGTTGATAGCGTAGTGGATCAAGGATCTTCTCCTATTTGCGCTGCGGTAAGCTTAGCTGAGATACTTAACTGGAGAAAGAGTATAAGGGCTATTAAAAGACCGGCTAAGATCTCTCCCTACGATATATATGATCTGAGAGAGGATAAGGATCAAGACGGGATGGTTCTTCGTGACGCTATCAAGTCTATCAAGAACGTAGGCGTAGATGGGGAGAAAATAAACAGTTACGCTAGGATCATAGATCCGGTATCGGCTAAGGTAGCTTTGATGCTGAATGGCCCTCTGGTTATAGGTCTGTATTGCTATAATTATGGTAATCGATTCTGGCAAGGCCAAGGACAGAACTTGGGAGGTCATGCCGTTATCCTTACCGGCTGGGACAAGGCCGGCTTCGTCCTACAGAACAGTTGGGGGACGGGATGGGGTAGGTCTGGTGTGGAGACGTTCCCGTTTGAGGATTGGTGCTATATGCTAGAATGTTGGACAATAGTTTCATAAAGTTACTATATAAACTTCGAGAAATTCCTATCCATATCCTCTTGTGAAAGACGATGTGGAAACCATCCTGGCGTATCCCCTCAAGCTTATACCTTGTAGAAAGGGTAGTTGGTCGCACGTGGGTTCAAGCCCCTCCGCCAGGACTACGTTGTTTTTTGGGGAAAAACTAGCATAGAGTTTTGTCGTTAGATTTAGAGTTTAGATTTTGTTTGATGTCCTTGTCCGGGAGGATCAGGACATATGGATCCGAGGATCATTGGATGATTACCATAATATTGGAGATGCTGGTTCGATTCCAGCCGGATTCGCTAAAATATTGTTTTAATATGGATAATGGATATGTAGAGATAATAGATACGACTCATCATAGAGCTAGAAGTAGCGGAGCTGTATATGAACATATAATCGTGGCTGAAAGAAAAATAGGAAGACTTTTGAAGCCGGAAGAAGTCGTTCACCATATCAATAAAATAAGGCATGATAATAGACCTGATAATCTTATGATATTTAGATCTAATGCCGATCATACAAGGTTTCATCATGGAGCTGAGGTTTACTTTGATAAGGAAGGGATAGTGTATTGTAAACCCGTGGAAGTTAAGTATTGCTCGTGCTGAGGTAAGGATTTATGTCATGATACTGAGGGAAGTTTGTGTTTTGATTGTAATAACAAGAAAAGAAGAGAGGATATGTTATCCAAATATGGTGATATAACTAAGGATAAGCTTTTTGAGATGCTTAAAAATGAATCTTTCCTAAGTGTCGGTAAAAAATTAGGCGTATCTGACAATATGGTAAGGAAAATATGTGATATCTTTGGCATTCCAAGACATGCCTCTTACTACAGAAAATTAAAGGATTGATAATTAGGGGAGTTAATTTAACGGATAGAATTTACGATTCCTAATCGTAGCGTGGATAAGGGTTCGATTCCCCCACTCCCCACATGGTGTTTTCTTAAACATATTCCCGTAGGTCGGTAATTAACGATAACCGGTAGACAGCCTACGGGAATCAATAAAATCCTACGTGCTTGGGATCGCTTTCAGTTCTATTTTTCGTGTGTATCTATAGGAGGGTAGCACGACCCTCCTTTTTATAAATACTATTTGCTATGGACATTAATCAGATAAAAAAGTACCTGCCATTAGGATGGGATGTGGTTGATCTAATAGATCACGGCATAATTGATCTTGATATCATGAATGGTAAGATGATGGGTGAGTATGTGGCTGTGTTGATGATAAAATCTTATGATAAGACCAATGGTCATATTCTAACCACTTTCTCGTTCCATGATAAGGATATGGAGAAGTTGAGGATGTTGATAGGTAACGCTATAATGGCGGTAGGATATAGGAATAATCCTCTTACTGGAGATGGGAACACGGCAATCAAATAAAGGCACGGAATACACTGAAAGAGGGATATTGGATATCCTTAACAGACGGTTCTTGGTATCTCCTAGATGGATTATAAACAACTTGTATGTCTATAACTGGGAGTCTGATTATCTGGCTATAACCAGATCCATGTACGCTTATGAGGTTGAGGTGAAGATCTCGTTGGCTGACTATAACAAGGATTTCGAGAAAGAGGGTAAGCACCAAGTAATGCAAGGCTGGTTCGAGGCTCGGAAGCAAGCCCTGTACGAGACCGGTGACTGGGTCAGGTACGGCCGCCCCAATTACTTCTACTACTGCGTTCCGGATGGGTTGGTTGATCCTAAGGACATACCTCCGTACGCAGGACTCGCTTATGTTTGTGGCAGGAATTTGAGAAAGATCAAGGACGCACCTATCCTGCATCGTGATAAATTTGACCCCGAAGCTTATAAGATGGCAGATAAATTCTACTACAATTGGTGGAACGAGAGACGTAAGGCCAGACAGATAGAAGGGAAGGATATGAAAGATGAGTTCAGGAAAAGCATGAAAAAGGTGAAGGAGAAGATAACCGTCGATGCCAAGATCAAGGCGATGGAGGCATTCTGGAGCGTCTGCGATTACGCCTACTGGCCGTACGGGGGAAGAGGGGTGCCCGGAATGAGACCCAACTGTTCCGCTTGTGGCGAGGAATGTAAATTACAATGTCCGAAAGGGAAGGAATTTAAAAACAAGATAAAATGAGTAAGATTAAAGATTTATTGGCAAGAGCCATTTCATTGGCGTCAGAACAACCAATGAGTTATAATGAGGTAGAATCATTACTTGATGATATAGATGCTTGTAAGGTCAAGATATGGCTGGAAAAAGGAGCGATATTGCCTAAGTACGCCCATAAGGAGGACGCTTGCATGGATCTGTTCGTTAAAAACATAGAACTTGACGGGGGTAGGATTATATACCATACTGGTGTGCATGTAGCTTTACCTGAGGATTATGAGATGGAAATCCGTCCTCGTAGTAGCATTACAAAAACTAAGTCAATTATCCAAAACGCTCCGGGTACCGTAGATGAGGGATACAGAGGGGAGATTATGGTAGTGACTAGACGTGTAGATCACTATGAAGACCCTTCTTATTCGGCAGGGGATAAGGTAGCTCAATTGCTTATCCGTAGACGGGAACGCATCGTATGGGATCAAGTAGGGTCGTTAGAGGATCTTGGAGAATCAGAGAGAGGTAATGGTGGGTTTGGTAGTACCGGTAAATGATAATTGATATGGAGAATAATAACACGTCTACCACAACCAATGAGGGGTTGAAAGAAATCGATAAACAAATAAATCATGTTATGTATGGATGGAGATGCCCTGTATGCGGGAGGGTGTATTCACCTTTTACATCTATGTGCGCTTATTGCGGAAACAATAATAACGTTAATCGTATTACATGTAAATCGATATGAGCGGGAGAATTAAGATAAAGCCTAAGAATAAGGATAAGAAACCTAAGATCGATGTATTTAAGGTAATAGAAGGCAGGTTTAAGAATATGAACGAGCTTCGAGACCTGATCGACATGGATCCAAGGAAAGGACTGGTCAGGATCCGAGACGGGGCCGGCTTTAGAGAGGTGGAGCGGGGCGGATGCCTGCACCAGAACTACCTTAACCTGTTGGAGGAGGAGCTGGGAACTAAACTATCAATAGATCTGATAGATAAGTATGTTAAAAGAAAATAGCACATCACCTACCCTAGTAATTACCTAGGGTAGGTGCGTTTTGTATACCGAAGTGTCTACCACGATCTGGATGTCCATATCCTCAATCAACTCAATGATCTCATCCCTTATGTCGTAAGAAAGCAAGATCGGTATTATGGTTAGTATAAAAGATAGTATGATTCCTGATCCTATTATGATAGCAATATTATCGCATTCTATATCTAACATCGGCATGACAAATATCAACCCTGACGTGAATATCATTACGAATAACGCTGATATCTCATTTATCATAGTTGTAAATTTCATAAAAATATTCTAAGATATCCTACTCCATTTTAGACGCATCAACTCCTACGGCTTGTATGTTAATCGCTGCGTTGAGATCCCTGTCGATCTCCAAACCACAATCTTTACAAACAAATGTTCGATCCGATAACTTCAAGTCTTTATTTTTCCAACCACATCTTGAACAGGTTTTCGAGGATGGGTAAAAACGATCTATAACAATCAGTTCTTTACCATACCACCTACACTTGTATTCAAGTTGGTTACGGAACATTGAGAAAGAAGTGTCAGATACAGAACTAGCAAGTTTGTGGCTCTGTAACATACCAGAAACATTTAGATCTTCAATGCAGATAACATCGTAATTATTTACCAACATCGTGGTCAAATTATGCATGTACCATGAACGCTTTTTGGCTAAATCACCTAGCTCATTAAGTATCTCATCATACATCTTATGTATCTCGTTGTTGCGGATAACCGTACTATACCTTACATTTATATTCTCGATATCGTCATCGCAGAAGAAGATCTTTATTTTATGTAGTATGTCTCTAAAAATGATTGTAGTTTTGTTCCAAAGATATGAATTTTTGATATCCGGTCAAAGACAATACATGGAGAAGCCAAAAAGAACGGGAGGGGCGGTGGTAGGACGGGGGAGGCCCGGAAGGATGGAAGCCAGTCCTTTCCCTTGGATTCAGCGACATGATCTGAGAATAAATCATATATTTGTATGTACAAAATGCATAATAATATGATATTGAATAAAATTAACTCAATGGGGGGGTATTTCCAACCTCCATAAAAACAATAGATTATGTTAAGAAGAAGATTTTATCAAAGTTATAAATCGCCTATTAATAATGGCGTTTATGCTGTTAGACAAGATGGCAGGTTAATACCTTTATCAAGAGCTGATAATTCGTGTATATCTGTGGCTATTATATATGATGGTCATAAGATTATGATTGAGAAAAACGAGGACTCTAATCAAAGCTACAAAACGGCCACGTCTGATTTGCCCGATTCTCCTAACAAGACTTACTCTTTTTATTGGGGTGAACATGGCACGGATCAGATTGGCATTACAAATTATGACAAGGTGGACGGTATCAATAGTTTTGGTTTCCTGAAACAGGAATCGGGTTCATACGGCGGTACTCCCAACATTTCGGAAAATATTTCTTCATGGACAAGCGGTGCTTTATCTGATTGGAAGGGGAAGGCTAATTCAGAGGTATTAAAAGGGATAACTACCGGTGGCGATTCTTATACTTCCTATGCGACAGCCGGTCATGTACTTAATACGTTCTTGGCCAGTCCTGACGCCAAAGGATATGATGATTGGTATATCCCATCATGTGGTGAGCTTTCATTGATATATATGCACTTGACGAGTGTCAATAACGCATTATCGGCTATTGGTGGACAACAATTAACTAAGGATTACTATTTGTCTAGTTCGGAGTACGATCCGGAAAATTTCTGGATCGTACTATTCAATAATGGGCGCGTATTTAAACGTCCAAAGAGATTGGGTTGCCGTGTCAGGTTTGTCCGTAAAATCGAGTGATAATAACATTTCATATGGGATCCAATGGAACGGGCCGGATCACATCCTTCCTGGCCTGCCCATCGGGTCTTCCGCCAGCTACTTCTATTGGCTAACACCCCTCCATCCATGTCGAGGTTTGGAATATCCCCCCCCCTCCAATATATGTAATATATTGATACATAATTAAATAATTTAAGTTATGCACAAATATAATGAATTATAGGGATATGCCAAAGGAAGCAGTCGGCGGAAGACCCGAGGGGTGGGCTAGGAGGGATGAGGTCTCCCTCCTTCCCTTGGGATTACACTATCCTTACCGTTACTCGATAGTTACCATGAGAACTTTTCCCATAGGCATAAGATTCACATCCCGAACAAAGATCAGTTACTATACAATTATCGTTTAATACATAATCACCATCCCAACTTACATAACTTTCATCTAAAACCTGAGTCTGTAATTCAGATCTGTAAGTGAAATTAATGATCTTCCCAGGATCGGTTATCACCGTTACAGGAACAAAATTAGTTATCCTATTCCCGTATATCACCTTATTAGCCAACTCGCAATGCATACCCGAATTATATTGATACGTAAGGGTTCCCTCTATAATACCTCCACTTATGCCCAAAATAACATTGTACTCATTTTTCGGATTTAGATATGATATCTGGCCACTTATGCTTATAGTTTTTATCTTCTTATCGCGATATATATCAAGATAAGATCCGTTAAAACCAAGTTGATATGGCTTCCCATCAATATATATATCTACAGGATTAAGACACATTCTCTTGTCTATATTAATACGGTAGTGGATCCTACCGGTAGAAGAAGTCCTGCGCCTAAACATACCCCCTCCTTATCTGAGGGTTAAAATACCACCCCCCCCCAATGTATTTAACTTCTTTATTCATAATATGTTATGTTTTAATTATATCGCAAATATAATAAAATAATTGGATTATAAGGAGATTGGTTATGCGGGACGGACCACCTCCCCGAAATCGGCCCGGCCGGGCTGCCGTTTTTTGGACCAGCCCCCCCCAATCCACGAAGAACGTGAAACAGGAACGGCAAACGATCTGCGAGCCGAAAAAAATAATGCCTATTTTGTATTTAACTTGTTGATTATCAATTATATAAACCAATATTTTAATATACATTTGCATTTGATTAGTTTTATTATATATAATCGTTGAATTTTTATTGCATAATATTTGTTAGATAATATAACATGTATTATATTTGCAATGTGAGATAACAATATTAACAAACGAGGCGTGCTAGATGCCTATACAAGTCCCTAGGGCAAGGGCAAATCTAATGATAAGTAAAGATCTTAACAAAGTACAAAATGAGGTAAAAAAAGCAAGTGAAAAAACGTTAACGGGTGCGGTAAAAGCGTGGTGCCAGCTATTTAAATCTGGAAAAGAGATAAATGAAATATTAAAGGACAATGATATTAAAGTAGATAAAGCAATTGTCCCCGCTTTAGTCAATTTTGCAAAGGATAAGGAAGTTGTGATACAACTTTGTAAGGAGATACTGCCACGTGTGGATGAAACCTTTTGCGCCTACAAAGAGATCGAAAGAGTATATCTCGATAAACAGGATCAGGATAAAAATACAAAGTTGTCAGAGAATAAGGTGGCAGAAATATCGATAACGGGCAAAGCTCATAAACGATTTGGATATAACGAGCCAATAGAATACGATGGCGGTGTATACTATGATGTGTTTAACGGCACTGATAAACGTATTATAAAGTGCGCCGTCCCTATTAAGCGGTATACTTATAATTTAATCGCTAAGTGTGTTACCTACTATTTGACACACCCCAAAAATGAAAGATAGCAAATAATTAGCCCCTATATCATTTATGTATATGGGCGTTATGGTAGCACACCTATGCGTTCCCGTCGCGCTACTGATTTAGACTAAATAGGTACGATATTTGATATTTTGATATAAACATATTGCTGGTTGTTAGGGTCTCGAGAACCTGCAGTAGATAGGCCGCCGCTTAACAATGTGGTTTAAGTACTATTCTAGTCCAGACTAGTACTATTATCTTTTGGTTTATATCAATTCGGTAAGTACGCTAGGTCAACCTAGTAGGCAGTGTAAAACATTGGGTACATTAGTGTATATACGCATATATAGGGCGTATGTTAGTGCGTTGTGAGAGTAACACGCATTGAGTGTATTACGGTGTTATTTCCGTGCTAATGTATCAATACGACGTATGTTAGGGTTGCTTAAATACCTAACATGTGTACGGATAGTAAATAACAACCCTTACGAGGGTATTTCGTGCGGTTAAATTGACGGACGAGGTACGCCTTGTCGGTACGTATCACGGATGACGTATGTACGTATTTGGCTTCGTTCGTTCGGGGCAAAGGGACAAATCTAAAGGAAATATGGAGAGTGTGGCGTGTCCGGCTGGCTGTATTGATAACGGCGGCCGTGTCGTTACTAGCTTCTAGTTTCTTATTGGTGCCATTAAAAAAGATTAGGTTATGTATGAGAAGAAGTTTGCTAATTTGAATAGGAAACTATCCATTCAAAAAGAAAAGGCTTTAAAGCCTATCAAAAAAGCCCAAATGGAATTTTACGTTGAGCTTACCAAAGAACTACACAAGTCTAATAAATTAGATTGCAGTAGGGAGTCGGATAAGTGCAGGCGGAAACGTGTTAGCTACATGGCAAACAAATTGCGACAATAGATCGTTTGTTTTTATTTGATTTTAAAGTTTGTGCCCTTCAGTAATGTAGTGATATATGACTGAAGGGCTTTTTTGTGCCTATATTTTACAAAATGATAGCATATTCATATGTTTTGCTTACACATAAAAGTGTTGAGTCGGCAAATTTTAAGCCTTGATCGAAAATGTGTAAGTAAAATCATTCATTGCATATCATTTTGTATACATATATATCCATGCGGACGGGTATATTGTGCCATTATGTATGGTTTTGCGCTTGAATCGATCCTAAAAGGTATATAATAGGCGGTACTTATTGTATATTTTTTATCTATGTTTGGGCTTATCTTCCTTTAGAGGAAGCTCTAGGGATTGATGTATATTATGTTATTGATACTCAATTAATTATATTATTTGAGTGTAATTTTAAAATCGTGGTTACTTATTGTATATTTTATGGGATTAGTTATATATTTCGTACTTACTTTGTTTTGTGGGTACATGGCGTTTGAGTTGGGGCGGTATGTTATAGCTACGGGCGACGCCCTGCCTTTAATCATAGTTCTTTTATTGGCTTTATTATCAATACATTGTATTAGGCAAGTATATAAGGCAATCAAGAGCAAAGACCTCGATATCCTAGACTGAACTGGCGTTCCACGTGGAACAATCGGGAGGAAGGTCTCGGGTTTTATGCTGGGAGTTGGTGGGGTTGGGTTGTTTTGCGGGAGGGGACACCTCCAGAAAAGGAAAATCAAGGAGAAAAGGAAAATCAAGGAGAAAAGGAAAATCAAGGAGAAAAGGAAAACCAAGGTAACCCAAGGGGAAAATGTAAATCAAGGTAAATCAAGGGGAAAAGGTAAATCAAGGAGAAAAGGTAACCCAAGGAGAAAATGTAAATCAAGGGGAAAAGGAAAATCAAGGAAACCCAAGGGGAATAAGGAAACCCAAGAGAATCGAGGGAAAATCAAGTAGCCCGGGTGAAACATGGAATCCAAGAATCCCAAATGAAATAAGGGGAATAAGTGGGATAAGGAAAACCTCCAAACAATGGTACTCTCCAATATAGATAGGGATCTTATGTGTATGGAGTTATGTCTATGTATGGGTGTATGTGTTTCTTTGGGTGATGTAGTGAGTGTAGGAAGCCAAGGGAAACGGGCGGCGGCGATGTCGTGGGGTCGGCCCCGCTGGTCGTCCGTTCCTGTTCCCCTTTGGCGTTAGTGTAATATTAAAAAACTGATATTGATATGACGAAAGAAGAAGTAAGAAACGTATTTGGCGGTAGTATAGTAAATAATCTGCTGTCGCTAGGGTCTGAGCCTACCAACGTGGTAAGGCAAGACGGGTTGATAGAATGGAAAAGTGATGGATATATAGAGGTAGGAGGCGTACATGTATGGGCTTACTATTACTTTGAGGATGGAGAGGATGTTGATAGATGTGATTGGGAGGATCATATGGAGATAGAGGTAGAGGAATGTTGGATTTAAAATCGGTTGATATGAGATTCATGTATTTAACGGAGCTTAGAGGAAAGGATATATACGTAGGCGACAAAAAGTTCAAGAGGGTAAAAATATATGTATGCAGGCCGTTTGCGGATACGCCTAAAACCTATAAACGAATAGGTGGATTTGTAACAAAAGAACTATCCAACGCTTATAACAGCGGTTGTGTTTCCATCTATGAAGCAAAGGATAAAACGCTCAGATATTCGGTTTATCGAGACGGTTGTTTTTATCCTTATTACGGGAAATTAGAGGAGGCAGAATAACACCAAGGGGAACGGGCGGCTGTGTCACGTCGTGGCAGGCTACGGGTGTCGGCCGCCGTTCTTTTTGGCGTGGTAATATAAAATACTAATAGTATGGACGAGATTACGAAATTACAAGATGAAGCGCTGCTTTATCTACGGGATAATATTACGAGAGAAGAGGCGTATTATATCCTTACGACTGATAAGGAAATGATAGAGATTCTTATATCAGATAAGAAGGACGGAAGCAAACGTATCAAGATTCTTGATATGGAATATACTGTCGAGAAGGATGATATGTTATTGTTATTCGATACTGATGGGATAATAGACGAATGTCTTTTGGTTGCCAGCTGCATAGGGGTAAATATGTATTTTCGCAGGCAAGATGTCAACGCTATTTTGAATAACATCAATAGAGAGAAAGTTATGGGATATCCTTACATAGCTATTCAGTTAGATAATATACGAACTATAGAAAAGCGTAGGGTTATTTTCGATATAACCGGACATAGGATGGATGATAACAAAGAGAGAATAGATTTTATGTTTATTTATTTTATGGCAAGATTATGCGTATAAGAAGAACTGTAAAGGAAAGGGATATTGTAAAGGTATGGGTATTCGGGTACGATCGAAAGCTTATAAAATCGGCGGCGGATTCCGGGTTTAGAAGCATGTCGGCGGTATTATCTTACGCTAATTGTATGGCGGGGAATAAACCTGTGAATCATATTCGGGTATCAAATGAGAGTCGTGGATGGTGTGGCTCATATACCTTATATGGGAAGGAAATAGATTAGTCGGATTGAACAACAAACAATAAAGGAGGTATATATGAATAATATTATAACAAATGCCAATGGCATGAAAGTGAAGGTAAGAGTATATGATTTTGGCGATAAAACGTCTGATAGATATACTATTGTGTGTATAAGTGATAAGAGTAATAATCATAATAATGCCCTATATTATCCGATATTTAGTTGTAGCTCGAACCCGTTCCATCCTCAAGGAATAGCGATGTATGTAGGGGATTATTACCCGTGGAAGAGAAAAACATACAATTTTGGTAAAAGGGTTAGGGATTTAGCATCCTTGCCAGAAGAAGTGATTAAGTACATAAAAATAATAACAACATGAACGAAATAGTTTACAACAATTACGATTTAGTGGCTTTTGAACAAGATGGAGAAGTGGTAGTGGCCGTAACATTTTACAGATATTACAAGAAGAAAGCTAAGGGCGAGGTTAATTATAGATGGAGAGCCAGATGCCCGGAGTTGGTGGATAAGATTGTAAGACACCGTACCAAGGTGTTTACCGGCCAGCTTATTCAGTTAGCGAAGGCGTATGGGGAGAAAAGGGTCATTAAATATCAAAAACAGGAGGAAGAGGTATGTCAAAATACGACAGGGACGCTATAGAAATATATATACTAGATCATATAGATACTGATAATTACAAAAAGCAGTTTAGATATGATAGGGAGTATCTGGCTTTTATGCTTAACGTGTTTAAGGATGAGTATAAAGAACATATCAAAAGGGATGGGATTAAGAAAGCTTTCGAGGACTACATAATGAGCGTTCCGTCTATATTCAGGATTCATATAGCGGATTGCGATATCAGGTATTTATTACGTTCATGGGAAGTGGAGTTCGATGATGATAATGATGAGATATACATCTTGTATAAAAAGATCATAAGGGAGGTCTTCTTTAAGATGTGTAATGATATGAACATTAGATTTTAGTTTGTTAATATTGTGACCATGACCTTGTCGGGGTGGAAGGATATATCATAATCGTACGTGTGCGGATATGGTCCGGGGTCGGTTCCCGGCACCTTGGCGTAACTTAAATGTAAGTAGTATGGAAGATAATATTTTAAAAAGAGCGGCAGCGGAATTAAAAGAAGCCGGTTGCAGGGTTTTCGCATGTCAGGATGATACTTATAATAGAGGTTGGAGTAAGGGTGATTATATAATGTTGTATTACGCCTTCCCTGATTCACCCAACATCGGGTATCTGAGTCATAGAGAATATGGAATGAGTGTAGCATATAGTAGAGCCTATATACCGAGCCGTGGAAGTGGATCGGGATGTGGTATCAAGGAGGAAGCTACGTTCGACCTTGCGACGGCACTGGATGTGCTAAACGAGCCATTACCTAGGTGGTGCAAGTCTTATGGGGTTTATCCAGAACAATATAAGAATATTGATAGATGGTACAATAGCGATAATTATAACAAAAAAATATTTAAGGAGATTTGATATGGAGGTAAAAGATTGGGAAAATCTGGTTTTGAATACAGAAGTAGGATCACATTGTTTTGTTACGCTGATTGATGATAAGGACATCAGTAGAGGTTATGCGCAAATCAGACGTGCGGAGCATTTCGGGTATAACATCTGTTTTACAAGGTTATACGGGAATAAGTTTTATTTTGAGAAGATAGAGGAAGGTCGTACGCAACAATATATCAATAGGAGGAAATAAAATGGTAATAGAGTTTGATTTCGAGATATACAAAAACGGAGATTACGATAAGGTATATCTACGTAACGGAAAAGAGGCAAGAGTATTATGTGATAATGGGAAGGGTAATAGTCCTATGGTCGTGATGATTGAGGATGATAAAGCGGATGATTATATTATTCTTCGTTATAACGAAACTGGCAGGAGGAATATCAATGGTCAATCGGGTCTCGATCTTATGTTATCGGTAAAAGAACGGGAACCAGAATTATGGGTTGTTGTCATATCTTATATGGATAATAAGGATAAGAGACAAAAGATGGTCTTACCTAATTTTTTCTCAAGGAATATAAGAGGAAATATATATCTTCAAGGGAGCTCTAAATCAAGTGTATCATATTATGTTGATAAGCTAGAAGAAGATGGGTGCTTCGATGAGCTATGCGAGAAGATAAGGGTAAAGAGAGATCGCATTTATAACATGGGAATAATATCACTATCAGATGACGAGACGGCAGTTTAACCAGTTGATAAATGATCTGGACGGTAAAAACCCGTTTATCGTGTTGCATAGGGATGCCGTTGCGCCTAAATACGTAGGCGTGGAGGTCTCGAAAGAAGGCGTGGTATACAACTACTCGGTTATAAGCATAAACGACGAATATAAGCCTAAAAAGGCTCTTATTTCGAAGATATTGGGTATAGCTGATAATCTTAATGGCGATAGCGGCTTGAAAAGGGAATGATTGAGTGTATTTATGACCATAATAATAAAAGTTGTGTACTGATACGAATGATATTGGACGGAGGATAAATATGGCAGTATGGTAATAGACAGGTTTATGTTTTAATATCATAATATTCTGCTATTATATCCTCTTTTTGGGTAAGGAGTATAATAAATAATATAAATATCTTGGATATGGATGAAATTAATATAGGTGATAAAATTATGTTTCACATAACCGGCAACCATAATATAGGATATGCCAAAGGGGAAAAGTATATATGGACGGTGTTAAGTAGGGATCACCGATCACGCCTTCATGTGAGGGCGGAAGGCATGCCTAGAGCTTGTATTGATGAGCGGGATGTGGATAAGCTTATCGATGAGAGTATGGATTTTGATATGGATGAGGTAATACCTAATCCAGTGGCGAGGAAGTTGTATAAGCTAATGAGTAAATATATTTGCGCATTCGGATGGTTTCATGAGAGTATCAACGGCTATATCATATATGATTGTGTGATGATGAGCCGGGCTTTAAATCACAATGTTATGTATGTGTTGCATGATCATGGATTCGAGACACGGTATATTGATGGTTGTTCTTGGTGGATGACTAATGAGAGGCTGATGTCCGAGGTAACATATGCGGAGGGGGATATTCATATAGTTGTTCATGAGTGTATGGAGGATTATGTGGATAATGTGAGATTTGGAGAAGAATTTTATAAAAACAAGGAAGTATGATAAGATACTTGCTCTTGACGGTGATGATAATGTTGACACCACCAAAAGGGAACGGTGACCTGCCCCACGCCCCAAGCCCTGCCGTGGTAGAGGCAAGGGTATGGGATAAGCTGGCGGCCGCCCTGTCTTTCGTGGAGTCAAAGGATGACGATCGAGCGTATAACGCCTCATCCGGGGCTTTAGGGAGGTGGCAAATGAAAAGGATATACGTTGATGAGGTTAATAGGATATTACGCCTTAAACGGGAGAAAAGGAGATATAGATACGAAGATCGAACGAACCCTGTCAAGGCTAGGGAAATGTTCGAGATATATCAATCTCATCATAATCCTAAAAAGGATATAGATTGGGCTATAAGATTGCATAGGGGACTACATTCCCCTAAATATGTTAAGGAGGTTAAATGTAAATTAAGGGAATAATATGAATCGTGAGGTATTAATAAATATCATTAATAGAGGTGGAATAAGGTTTATCCCAGTAAGAAGATGTTTCTTATGCAATGAATATGTAGGATATAAATTCGTTAGGATGTGTGATGGAAGTATGATACCGGTATTTTCTAGTTGATGTAGATGTTGTGGCATAAATAATGGGACGCTATCAGAAAGGACTTGGGATGAAGTGCTTGATCTTGTCAAAACGGTACAAAATAAGCCTATGAATGAGAGAACGGAGGAAGATGAATTTATATTAAATAGTTTAATATAAGGAGGTATTGTATATGAAATGGGTGATAATAAAAGGCGTTAGATACCCTATCTCCATGGTGTCTTCAATAACATTATTCGATAATAAAAAACTTAACTGATATGAACAATTCAATGGTCGCTCACTTATGGGCAAACGAAAAGAAAGAATCTGCAAATGGTAGTAATTTCTTCTTTGAAGGTGAAAGTATTTATTCTTATGGCTATCACTTTGAGGCCGGAAGAATCGTAAGAAATAAGCGTGGTGAAAAAGCGTATTTGATTAATAGTATACATTATTCCTCTACCACAAGCAAACATCAATATTTTGTTCGCAACGCAATACCAACTGACTCAAAGGTATTTTCTGTTGGATATAATATGTCAAATACCGGTAATATGGCATTTGTCACCAGTAAATTGGAATCCATTAAAGATGCTATTGAAAAATACAAGAAGGTCAGAACTGAATTGCCTTATCGTGATGTTTGGGAAGTATTTAAAAATATGATGGATTATATCGAGTTCTTCGGTATGGGAACTCCCCAGCGTCTTCTTAAAAAGAGTGCAAACGAGTGGCTTGGAGCGAGTCATGAATTGTCACGGAGATCAGATAAGGTTAAACGTGAATATATCCGTGAATTAAAACGTGTTTTCCAGATATTATTGAATCATCAACCACTGGAAGTGCTTGGAACTGTAAATGTGATTGTTGATGAAGTTTGTGGAGAGGGTACGTGGATTAAATACCTAGAAAGAATCAAAAGATTTAAAAAGAGTAGAGAAGAAAAAGAAAAGATAAAAATAGAAACATATAGAAAGGAACAAGAGGCTCGTAACAAACCATTGAAAAAACGGGTACAAATGTGGAAATCTGGCGAGATTTCCCAGTTGTATTATCATTGTTTTGAGAATGACCAACCGAACGTGTGGTTGCGTATTAAGAACAACAAAATAGAAACCAGCAAGGGTATTAAGATAACACAAAATGAAGCCGAAAGACTTTGGGGATTGATTAAAGTGTTCCATGATGGTGGTCAGTTCAAACGCGATTTGGTATTGGATGTAAACGGTCACAGATGGGCGCTCAATCGTTATGAAAACGATATACTGACTGCCGGATGTCACCGGATAGCGTATAGCGAGATGGAAGGTGTTGCGAGACAATTAGGATGGAATTAAAACAGCTATCAAGTAACATTTGAGAGCTATGGCAATCACCATCAAATTTACGGGAGAGACATCCAAGATGTCATGGGTGGCGTTACCGGTGGAGCCGGCGTATATGGGTAGGCGGTCGGGGAAGACAAGGCGCAGCCCTTGCTCGTTGGCTTGGTTGAGTAATAAAATAACATATAAATACGTAAGAAATATGAGTATTAAAGAAGGAGATATGGTATCTATAAGACAGGATTTTATAGATGAATATCATAAACATGAATATAACAGCAAGGATATATGGGAGGTCAAGGAGGTATACAACATAGGGGGGGGTGGATATGAAAAACGTAGAAAGAGTAAACGCATTAAATAAAGGTAATTATATACCAATGTTTATTACGACCAGATAAGTGAGGTGGTATATCTGGCTAAAATCATATTAGAAGAAATGGAGGAAAAAGATCATGGAGAAAGCAGTTAAAACAGATATGGAATATAGGGAGATATTGGAGAAATCATTATCAGCTATTCAATATCTAAGGATACATGGATTCTCGACATACATGGAATCGGAGGGGATTGTAAATAGGATAATGATGTTCAAGGATAAGAATGAGATGAGAGATCAAAAGATCAGATCAATTTAATAGAACTAATTATGACAGTAGAGTATAAGTGTATTGATGTTTACAAGAAGCCGGAGAATCCAATGGAATGGTTGCCGTGTCCACGATGCGGCCTCCGGCCTCTGGTCTGGGAGTTCGATAACGGGAGATCCACGGCGTGCGGGTGCGGGACAAACTGCTATCATCATTGGAGCGTGCAGGCAGAAAGCATTATGTCAGTCATAAATAGGTCTGACAATGGTCATTCGGCTAAGGAGTACGACATTGATGAGCTTAAAAATAACTGGAATCATTGGGTGAATACAGGAGAGATCCTGTTTACGCCAGGGAATGGGAAATGGTAATATAATTAACAATTTAAGATATGGATCATTATTTGGCTATAATTCAAACGATATTGGATAGATGTGAGAATGACAATACATCTCCTGATATCCATGACATGGAGATAATAAAAAAATAATCTATGTATGATAATTCAGACTCGTTACGGAATAACTCAGTTATGGTTCATTCCGTTGATAGAAAGAATACATAATGCTTGTTGTAAACATTACAATGATGTTGATATGTCATGGGAAAATTTTGTTAAAAAAATGACTGAATAGGAGGGATAAATATGAATGTGAAAGATAGAGTCAAACAGGAGCAAAATCAACATATAGGGCTGACTTGTTGTAATATCCATGAATTGACTTATGCGATGCATGAGTTTAATAATGGAAAGTATGACGAAACTCGCGTAAAAGAAGTCATTGACGAGATATCTACCATGGCTAAGGAGATAGGATGGCCGGCAGTGGTGATGGATACGCTTGAGTATTATGCGGGCAGTGTTGATGATGAGGTTATGGAAATAGATGTGCATGAGTATGTTGAGAAAAAATATAATGATTATCATGTTATTTATACTTTCAATACGTATAATGATATGGTAGAGAAATTAGATGGTTATATATATGGGATCATGGATAAGGATGGGAAGGTCATATGTGATATAGTTGAGCCGGATTACATAAACCTTGTGAGCGAAGGTATTATCAATGAGGATGAGGTAAGGGATGATGACTATGGTGTAACATTACCCAACGGAACAATCGAGAGAATAATAGGTGGTCCATTGACTTTGGCCAATGAACCAGTAGAAATTGTAATATCAAAGAGTCATGAGTAAAGAATATAAAGCGATAAAGAATTATATCCATAACGAGCTTGGTCTTACCAAGGAAGACATAATCAATGCAATTAGATCTGATATAAGACAATATGTTGAGAGATGTATGCGTAATACTTACGGGGATGATAATAATCTAGAGCGATGGATTAAGGTTATGGTGGAGAATAAGCTTAAAGAAAGAGATTTTAATGTCATTTCAAGAATGGTAGAAAAAATATTACAAGATAAGATGTTAAACAATATAGAGATTATTATAAGAAACAAAGACTTAAATGATTGAAAATATGGGGAATAAGGATATTTTAGATAAGGCAAGGATGAAGGGCATGAACCAAGGGATATGGCTGGCGGTTCAGGAGCTAGTCTATGCCGGGCGCTATACGCAGGCCGCAGAGGAACTGGTGTCTTCTTGTGGATTGACCGAGGATGAATGTAGGAAGCTGCAAGAAGAAAGTGGATCATTCAATGATAAGATGCTTGATTTTATTAACAGCGTATTCGGACATGAGGATATGATAAATAATAGTATAACTTTGGATGATATAGGATATCATAAGATAGGATCTATATTTAAATACAATATCGATTCGAAAGAAGTAGAACTGGAGGTGGTTGAATCCAGTGACGCTAGTTGTGAAGGATGCGCATTTAATAATAGTAAGAATTATTACTGTAAGGATACCCATTGTATTGATGTAGATAGGAAAGATGATATAGACGTTATATATAAAAAGGTAAAAAGATCATGAGTTTAATAGATAAATTAGAGGATTTGGTGGTTAAGGTAGACACCGAATACCAAGAGAAGATGGAGGCGGTGATCCGGGAGATAGTCCCGGGGATGCCGGAAGGGAATGTACGTCATGCCGCCGAGCTGATGTGCACGGACAGGATGGGGAATATGATGGACATAGATGTTTATATATTAAGGGAAGAAGATAGGCCTTATGAATGCCATTATCTAAAGGATCTATTGGAAGATAGGGTAGCTAGAATAGATAAGATGCATGAGGATAAAAGTTACACATACAATATAGATGATAATTATTGGTGCGCTACATGTGGTTCCCATTCTCATAAAAAGGATTCTGAGACAGGGTATTGCTGGCATTGCGATACGGTTAATTGGGTTAAAGAAGATGGAGCAGATGTTAGGGTATAATTACCAAAGAATAAATATGAATGATAGGAGAAAGGATAGTATTAATTATTAATAATGTTTATTTAATTTAATTCAAAAACAAAATGTCTACTTTTGTAGACACATAAAAATTATATATATGGAAAAGAGTGAGTTTGTAAAGAAATTGGAGAAGATCATCGATATGGTTAAGACCGAAGATGATGGTTTCGAGTATGGTGGCAAAGTCATTTTCTATAAAGAAGATGATAGTAACTATGAAGTCTCGGTAATGAACATTGAGATGAATTTGGAAGTAGAAGCCAATGTTATGGCTGGTATGGATGATATGGATTTTACCTGCCTTATGAGTGAGGTTTATAAACAAAAGGCGTCAAAGGCTATAATGATGGAGAAGGATGACGATGAAGACAATTAATGAGATGACCGATCAGGAGATATATGATCTTACTGACGAGCAGATAGATAGATTGATCATAACAAGATGCGCTAAGGAGGGTGTTAGGTTTGTGGACGAACCTCCAGTTATGAAGACATACGACTACAAACCTATTTCTCCATCTAATTTCTTCTACCTTTTAGAAGGATTGAGCATAGCTGTTTTTAATCAGGATGATGCTATTAAAATAGCTAAGTTCTTAAGTAAGTTTGATTTATACAAGACTACATACGATTTCACTATATCCAATGATAAGATATATAATAAGTTGGATATAATCAATATCAAACATATTCCAATGTTTGATACGAAAGATGAGGAATCCTACAAATCTATAAAGGACAAGAATAATAAGATTGAGGAGGAGTATAAAGATCAGGTAGATAAATACAAGAAGGGTATAAAAAGAATGAGTGAAATCCATGCCGAGATCTGGTCGAAGGTAATCGATGTAAGAAATAAGATTGATCATATGAATCATCTTAGATTCCTTTTTGTAAAGGAATATCTTCCGTTGGTGGATCATGATACGAATACGGCTATGACGTTTTTTAAGAAAGCTTATGACGTGGATGATGATACGGAAAGATATATTCGTGAAGGGATAAAGGATTACCCATTGTTTAACAACAACATAGATTAATAAGATGCACAATTGGTTTAAATGTACGGTTTCTTATGAGACCGATGCCGAGAATGGCATGAAGAAGAAGGTTAAGGAAGAATATTTAGTAGATGCTCTTTCTTATACCGAGTGTGAAGCTAGAATCATAGAGGAGATGAAACCGTTTATCTCCGGTGAGTTTAGTGTTGATATCAAACGATTCCGGATAGCGGAATTATTCGCCATGGATGGAGACCGGTTCTATAAGGTCACGGCTGATTATATTACGATAGACGAGAAATCGGGGAATGAGAAACGCAAGGCGTTTAACTACATCGTTCGGGCCAATGACCTTGATCATGCCAAAAAGAATTTCGAGGAAGGCATGAAAGGAACCATATCAGATTTCATTGTCACTTGTATCAAGGAAGAGAAGAAACTGATGGACTTCTATGAGTTTGATGGTAAGATCAGGAATCCGGAGAAACATGAGAATAGTAAGCAATAAAGCTAGCTATGAGACCACATCATCCGTCGCCGAGAAGTTGATGGAGATAAGCAAGATGGAGGGTACGATTTATCGTATCCTCACATTGTCTAACAAAACTTATCTAGCTTCTAAATTAGGATATAGCAGATCGGGGTTCTATAAGAAGATACAAAACAGGAGTTTTAATATCCGGGAACTAGCTCAGATATTCGACACGATCATCAATTTCAAGGATCAGGATTGGACGAAGGGCAAAATAGATAGGCTTAAGAGATATAGAGCCATGAGCCTCATGGAGTTTAATAAAAGTTATAAAAAGAAAAAAGCATGAAGGGTAGGATGTTACCATGTGAGAGGTGCGGCAGGATGGTAGCCATAAGGAGCAAGGGGTTGTGCCCTGCGTGCCGGGCTAGGGAACTACCGCCAAAGGGAAGGACGGCGATACGGGTGAAGGCCAAGCCGAAGGGACGAAGCCTCAGCATCTTTTTTGGCGCTCATGTGGCAAGATTAAGTATGGTAAGAAGATCCCTTACGGGGATGTATATACCATGCCCCGGAGTAGGCAATATATGCCACTTATATCCTAAACGAAGATATAAGTCTGTCGCTGAGGATAATGATAATGTTATTTATTTGACGATAGACGAACACACGAGGTTTGACTATCTGCTAGACACGATGGATTTTGATCGGCTTTTAGAGGAGTTCGGTGACACATGGCTTTTAGTGGCCAAAAAGATGAGGGATCTCGCACCTAAAGTCGAGGAGGATGGTAAATTAAAAACCAGATTATTATTATGGATAGAAGAAAACAAAGATTACTTCTAGCTCTCGGATACGAGGCTATAAGTGACACGATATATAATAACGGAACGATTATGGAAGTCATAAGCGATCAGGAATCGTTTGATGACATGAGGATCCGTTTATCTAAAAGGCATCATATGGTCATCACGGATGATGGAGTGGTAATAAAGGCGAATCCTGATAAAGGGATGGATGAGTATGCGCCATCATATTACTGGCGATCATCACTTCCAATATTAAGGGCATATCATACAGATCCTAAATTTACCGCATTCTTTGGCATATTAGACGTTTTATCAACGGTTCCGAAGGAAGATATCTATGAGGAAGAAAAGCCTGTTGACGAGCCTAAAAAAGAACCTGATGAGGAGATAGAAATTGAGTATGATCTGGAAACTGAGCAACAGTATTATGCCGCTGAATGGATCAAGGATATCCCGACACCAGTCTTATACAGAATGACCGTGGCTGGCAAGCGTGTTTATTATGAAATGGGAGCTGATGGATACCCTATCATATATGATGGGGCTACTAACAATATCGCTAATGGGTATTGTGATACTTCCGGGGCATTAGAAAAATGGAAAAATGAGATGAGACTCAAGGGTAATGATCCAGACGAGTACGCCAACTACCGGGCTGACTTGGGTACGATCATGCATTACTTATTTGGACTGGAGTTAAGATAAAACTGATTCCAACATGGATAAGAAAAGCTGTCAAGGAAGCTAAGTTGAGAATAGACAAGTATAGGATGGAGCGGATATTAGTGGATAATATGGATGAGTTGATAGAAGATCTAATATCATTCGCTATATTCTGTAAAGAAAGACATGTAAAACCTGTGTTGATTGAGAAGATGTTGAGGTCAAGGAGATTGAAAGTGGCTTCCTCTGTGGATGCCGTGGTGGAGATGGATAGCGAGCCGGAGATGGTGGAGATAGAGGTCGAGACAGGAGAGCTCTACAAGACTGGAGCCAAGAAAGGCCAACCTAAGACAGAGAAAAAGAAGATAAAGAGATGCAGGAGGATATTTGCTATATTGGACTTCAAATCAAACAGGAAAGGCAATTTTTATGATGAGTATGCTTTCCAGCTTGAGTTATATAGAAGAATGATAATGGAGAACTACGGAAAGATATTGGAGATAGAGGAGATCTATAACTTCGCTCCGGGTGATCCTACCGCCAAGACAAGCCAATATAAACTGAAGAGACAAACTGATAATCCTATACTTAACATGGCTACAGTCGTATATCTCCAAGGTAAGTATAAGTTCGAGAAAACCAATTATACGGTTACATCAAGAATAGGATCTTTGGATATAGAAAGTGATTTTGAATTGAATAACTTGATAAGAAAAGAATCACTGAGAGATTATATTTATCGAATCATGAGTGAGAGGATAGGATAATGGAGTTTAGTGAATTTAACAAGAGCGTTCACAGATATGAATTGGATCATAGTAAGCCAAGAAGAAAGCTGACGTGCCCGCAATGCGGCAGGGATAGATGCTTTACGCCGTACGTAGATGTAACCACCGGACAGATAGTAGGGGAACAGTTTGGGGTATGTGATCACAAAAATAAATGTGGTTATTTTAAATATCCAACAGGCAATGAGCTTGGGAGCAATGATCTTTTTACCGATTCTAACAAAGTGCTAAGAAGATACAGGCCTCCTGTGAACCCAGATATAGCCAACTGTATCCCAGTAAACAAGATGTTTGAGACCCTTAATCCTTTCGAGACATCCGATCTTCAAGATTATCTATCCAATATCTTCGGATCGTATCATACCAATAGGGCATTTAACTTGTATAAGGTGGGGATGATGAGATTCGGGGACTGGGGTAAGTGCTGTGTGTTCTGGCAACTGGATAAGAATTGGGTGGTGCGGACCGGGAAGATAATGGACTACGGGTCTGACGGGAAGAGGGTAAAGGTTCCCATGGATCATGTATGTTGGGTGCATATACTGGACGGTCAGGATTACCTGCTTAGGCAATGCCTGTTCGGGGAGTTCCTTATCAACTTCTATCCCAATGACGCTCCGGTGTATATAGTAGAGTCAGAGAAGACGGCTGTTATCTGCAACATCGTGTACCCTAGTGGGTTGTTCATGGCCTGTGGCGGTATCCATATGTTGAAGAGGGAGATGGTAGAGACATTGGGTAGGAGGCGGATAGTCCTGTACCCGGATAAGGGCGACGCTTTCAACGAATGGAGAAAGAAGGTAGACAAGGATATGAGGGGGATGAATATAGAGATAAGTGATTTTCTAGAATCAAAACCCAATATAGATGAGGGGATGGATATAGCGGATTATTTTATAATTAAACAAATTTACAATAATGGCAAAGGTAGTTGATAATTACAAGGGATTCAAGGTGCTTGAAATAACAAGACAGGAGATGATGGATAAGCTTACCAGATATGGGTGCTTAGGTATTTGCGATATGTGTAACAGACCTATATCCGTAGGTTATTACGTGGCGGTGATCAATCAATGGATGTGCAAGGACTGTTACAATGATTTCATCAAGTCAATTGACAGGTATGAGGAGGACATGAAAATAGAAAACAAGAATTTTAATAGATTCTGCAATCTATTTAATGTTAAGATGGATGAGACGGTATGAAAGAATTGTCTTTAGCCCAGAAAGCTATGTTAAACGGGTCCATATGCCCATACTGCAAGAACCCGTCCACTATGATAAATACGGTAGAGGGGAAGCAAGTAGGGTGCGAGAAGTGTGGGGCTTGGATGAGGTCTGATTCGATGGGTAAACCAGTAGGGAGATTGGCGAAACCAGAGCTTCTTAGGGCCATGGATATAACAGCTATTGAGATCGATAGGTTCTTGAAAGAGTCGAGTTATGAAAGGAAAAACTTTTACAAAGAGTTATCCAGTGAGCTAGGAATACCAGAAGAGCATGTGTCTCCGTATAAGATGTCCTTATTATCATTGCTTAATGTTATGAGACATATCAAGGTATATGGGAAGAACCATATACAGATACATGAGGGTACCACGATAGGTAAGGCTTGCTCTAGGCACGGAGCGGTGGCGATCGGGAGTAACGCCTGCCACGGATGCCCGGAGTTTCTGTTTCATGTGGTAGACAATACAACCAATACGGTAGTCTGTGATACAGACATGAGTTATGGAGATTATGTAGGTGAAAACAAATAAATTTGGGCAATAATATCAATAGAATAAAAAATGAAAGTAATTTTTATTCATAAGCCAACAGAATTTTATGTTGGAGGATCGGTGTACAACAAATCTTATTGCAAGGATAAGATGATAGAAAAAGGCATCAGCGAGAACCGGGCAGAGATGCTTAGTGATATAATAGGTCCATACGTATGTGTGTGGGAGATAAAGGACGGAGATGATCCTTACGAGAGCATGAGAAGCAGACTCGGAGATAAAGCCTCATATTTAGATGGAGAGGATATTATCGTAGAGGATTATAATTATGACGAGGAGGACGAGGATGGGGAGATCGACTGAATACTATAGGACACATCCGGAGGCCAGAAGAAAGAAAGCCGAGACGGATAAGAAGATCAACGCCCGCCCTGAGCAGAAAGCCAAGAGACGGGAGTTGGGTCGCAAGAACTACAAGACCGATAAGTTGAAAGGTAAAGCCTATCGGAAGGGAAAGGATTTATGCCATACGGCTAAAGGACTTAGATATAAATCAAGATCAGCTAACAGAGGGTCTAAATCCGATACGGCTGGCGATAGAAACGCAAGAGGATGAGTGAGGATAGGATATGGAGGTCATCCAAGGAGATTATCATGGATGCCTATGAGAGGATAAGAAAGTATCAGTCGGGAGAGCTTCTCCCGGCTCGTACTGGATACGCTTATCTTGACAAGGCGTTGCTGGGCGGGTTCTACCCACAACATGCGGTGGCTATCGGCGCTAGGCCCGGAGTGGGCAAGTCTTATTTGGCTCAGAAGATTATGAGTAATGTAATGAATGTTAATATCAATCCCCAAGCTGATGATTATGTATGGCTCAGATGTGAATTTGAAATGAATCCAGAGGATTTGATGTTACGTTCACTATCAAAAAAAATGGGAAAGGATATACAAGATATTCTCCTTAACGAGATGTCTGATGAAGAGATAAAGGAAATGCAGAAATGTCTTAAGGAGGAAAACTCCAGCAGAATAACATACATTCCTAAACCATCGACAGTAGACGAGCTTCAGAACTTCTTATGGAATAGTTATATGCCAGCGAACAAGGATAAGAAAATGGTATTTGTATCCATAGATCATACAGCTCTTATACAAGGCACGGGTGACGCTAAGAGGAATATAGATAGTCTGATAACCATGTGTAATATAGCTAAAAGAACTTTTCCCAATATATTCTTTCTTATAATATCACAACTTAACCGTGATATTGAGGGAAGACGGGATCCTAAGGATCATATGCCAAAACAATCTGATTTCTATCAATCAGATACATTGGGGCAATTGTGTACGGCTATGGTAGCGTTGAATATCCCAAAAAGATACGGATATTCATCATACATGCAATTCCCGCAAGGCTGGTATCCTAATCTGGAACGTTTTAAGAGTGAATCAAGGCGCTCTTTCCGTGTAGATGGACTTATATTCCATCATATAGTAAAAGTCCGTCAAAGATCATTAGAGGAGATTGATGCGATACATGTAGATATTATGAAAGGATATGAGCGATATTATCCTGATGGAGGGGTGGTGCGCCAAGAAAGACCAGGAGGCTCGGATGCCCCTGTGGGTAGCGGCAAGCCGGACACGACAGTCGTTACGCTACCGCCCCCGCCTCCCAGTATTCCATTGGAGCAGCAATACATACCGCCTAGCGATGATTTTAATGTAGTACATGACGAAACACCATATTAATCATGAGACTTAGAAAGAATTATTTGCTTGTTATTATGAAAGGCATGGAGATGTTGTTAAAAGCCAACTTATCCACCGAGAATAAGATGAGCATACGGGAAATTATATCCTATTTAAAGGAGATGTCTGAATACAGCATTAGGTATATCATCAATCGGGAACGGGAAAAGGAGATCATTAACATCTGCGAGGAGGTATCCAAAAAAGTTCAGGAGTATAAGAGGATGAACGACAACTCTATGGTATTGGAGTTGGAGAATCTGAAGCGGGAGGTTGTAGCGGTAGAGGATCTTCTTAGCTCCTGCAAAGGTGTTCTTGATGCTGAGCTGGTGATAGCCGAGGATGATATCAGGATCATACGGGACAAGATCGCTATAAGCCTGAGGGAGGACGGAACATGCAAGAGCATGACTGATGCTGATAAAAGGGCTAGGGTGGATGTAAGATACGAGAGAGCGTTAGAGGATTATCGAATCCTTCTAAGATGCGCCAATACGGTTAGGGCTAAGATGTCGGTTATAGGGCATCTTAATCAATCAATAAATCAATCTATATCAGTTGGTAGGGTTGGTATGGCTAATGAATCTTATACGGTAAAGCAATATGAAAAAGGGAAAGAGATTATCGAAAGCAGACGGCCTTAGGGTATTGACAGAGGCTTATGATTCTATAAAGAATTACAGCGAGAGCTGCATGTGTATAGCTATAGTCGAATCGGCGGATATGCTTGGATTAGCGCATGATGATGATCTTGCATATGAGCTTATACCTGAGTTAAGGATGTTTAAACCTATAGATAAGCATCTCAATAGCTTTTGGTTTGACTGGGATGAACGAGATAAAAGGCTGTGCATACTCAAGACATTGATAGACATATATAGCGATAATGATCATTCTGATATATTAGAGAGAATAAGTAGAAAGATCAGGTCAATATTTTAACTTGTTTACGTATGTATATAAATTTCGAGCAGATGATGACATCAGGATTAACGATGTCTGACGTCGGGTATCTTCTGATGATCCGGCAGAAAGAAGAGATGGCTAACACCATTCCAAAGGAGAAAATAGATAGTTATAAAGCATCTGGTTATATTGAGCTTCAGAAGAATGGGAAGTGGAAGATAACGCCAAGGGGAGGATCGCTGCTGATGCTGATAGAGACACCCGGTCTGACACCGGAGGTCGAGGGGATCCGGGACCGTATCGTTGGGGTATATAACGATATGGGTAAGGATACAGGAGCTATCAAGGAGGTGGAAAAAAGGCTTATCTGGTTTGTGGCTAACACCAACTTCAAGGAAGAACCTATAGTAAGGGCCGTAATATCCCATATAGACCTTAAACGTGAATATACGATGAGGTTGGATAACTTGATATGGAAGCCGTCAAACGTCTATAGTGTACATATGAGCTTATCGGAATCAACGTTATTCGATACGATCATAAAGATGTATGGCATGACATCCGATCTGTATCTTAGGGAGAACAAGAACAAGGAACTGGAATGGTTGTTCGCCGTAAGCCGACTCCCGGATCCTCCAAGGAAGATGGATAAGGAGTATACTATTACTGGAGATGTTAAGATGGACATCGAAAGAATATCAGATATAAAAAAAGAATTAGGTAGAAGATTAAAGATGTCAATTTAGCATGGAAAGAAAAGAAATTGAAAAAGTAGTCAAGGAAGCGATATTTAAATTTAATGGTCTTAATTATGCTGCCGAGATCAATAACGAGGATGGATTGGCAACTGACATGGATATAGATTCCTTGGATTATGCAGAGGCGGTGATAGAGATGGAGAAAAAGACAGGTGTATGCATACCTGATGAGGCGCTTAATATCAAGCCTTATTATAAACTAACAGTAGGGAAACTTGTAGATATGTTATATAATTACCTAAAGAATTATGGAAAGAAATGAAATATTAGAGATAGTAAGAGAAGAGATATTTGAAAAAATGCATGAGTTCAATAATGATATAGAGGTAATTGACGATGTAAGAGAAGACAGTAATTTGTCATCTGATCTAGCTATGGATCCATTTGATTTATTAGAGGTATTGATAGGGATTGAAGAAAAGATGGATATAAGGATACCGGATGATGTCTTTGGCGATAAATCTGTCGATGAACTAACTGTAGGGATTTTTGTGGATATGTTGTACGATTGGCTTGAGAGTAAGTAATGGACTTCGGATATGATGATTGGGAAGAGGGGTTAGAGACCCCTCTTGTCGATGATTGCGATGACGATCATGAGGAGGAAGAATATGATTTCGGCTAAAGAACTAAGGATAGGGGATCTTGTAAAAGACAAGGCTGGCAATATATGGAGAGTAGGGTGCGTTACTGGTATGCGTAATGAAAGTAAGTCATTGATCCTTGAACGTGAGGTTGATGATGGGATAATGAAATGGTATTCCGGGGAAGATGATGTCATGCCTATTGAGATAGATGATAATATACTTGATACTATCTATTTCAAGCGTGATAAGGGGCGGGATGTATATCGAGGCTACGGAATATCTATAGAGATTTTTGATGATGGGTATTATCTTAGCCTTAGGGATCTGGAAGACGATCTAAGCGATCCTATTCAGATTAAGAATCTTCACCATCTACAAAACCTGTTAATGGATTTATACGGACATGACATAAAAATAGATAAGCTTTATGGTAATACCGGAGAATAATTTGTTATGTAAGGTTATAAACGGAGAGAAGGTTCTCGCCGCCTCTTACTCGCAGATAGACACGTTCGTCCAGTGCCCATATAAATGGTATAAGACTTACGTGGAGGGTCACAGATCCACGGAGAAGCACGAGGCTACGTCATATGGCACGGTTATCCATCAGACGATGGAGTATTTCTTCAAGAACGGATGCAGGCCTTCTTATGAGGATATGAGCAAGGCATTCAACTACTACGCCGATATAGAGCAGATTCCTTTCGATAGCGTAAAATCCCAAATCGAGTCCATGCAACATGCGGCTAGACTAATAAGATGGATTGTGGGGTTGTTTGAGAAGGATGCTGCTGGCAATTATAAGAAGGCATGGTCCGATCTTACGCCAATGGAGAAGGTAATCCGGGGGTCGAGACCGGCCGGCGTGGAGGAGGGCTTCGTCCTGCCTTATAAGCTGCCCAAGCCCCTTACCTTGGATGGCGTGACGTACGATAAGGTACATATCATAGGATCAGTAGACTGGAGAGGTGAGTATAAGACAAAAGACAGAACAGCTATGTATACGATAGACTGGAAGTCCGGGAGAAAATTATTCGATAAGGATAAATTGCTTCACAATCTCCAGCATCCGATATACGCCTTTTATATATACAGGAAGTATAAGGTATTACCAGATATGTGTAGTTATTTTTTTACCCGTATGTTGGATAACCAAAACGTGAAGGTAGATAAGGAGAAAGTGGAGAGATCGGTCAAGGAACTTAATGATATCCTTCTTGATATGTATGATTTCGAGACAAATAAAATAGATAGCTATCAAGCTCACGTTTGGGACGATGTCAAGCAAGAGTATAAATACGAGACACGCTACCTTATGGGACGCCAGCCGGCCTGCCTTGAACCCCGCCCCAAGCCCTTGTGTTTTTGGTGCGATTTCTCGATCCACAAACAAGGGACATGCAGGTACTCATCGGATTGGGATGAGTCAAAAAGAAAGAATAAAAAGATTGACTTTATTAAAAAGCCTAGGTAAATATCTAGGCTTTAATTATATTTGTGTCAATAAATAAATGATTATGGATAAAAACGAAAGAGAAAAACAGGTATTGGATCTTCTGATGTCTAGAAAGGATATCAGGAAATTGGTAGAGAAATCAAATGAATGTTATTCTAAGATGGATTTCGTTGGCGCCATGAAATGCCGGCAGGAGATAAAGGATATCGTAGACCGGGAATCGAAGATCATGTTGACAAAAAGCGAGTCTTTGGTAGATTTGATGAATGATGCTGACAACGAATATAAATTCAATATGCTGGTATGGCTACATTCCATGATGTGTATGGCGGATGTATTTAATGGGATATTGGAGGATTTCAAGGATGGAGTAAGAAAAGCCAATGGAAACTCAAAGTTTATTAAATTCGATAATCTAGATCGATTGATGATGGAGTGCAAGAAGGAAATTGATTATATGATGAAAGGCACAAGTAAATCATTTCAAATATCCTTTGCCGTAAGGAGCGATGAGATGAGGGAGATGATAGAGAATATGGTTGGGGATAATATCCGAGAAGGGTACGACATGTTCAAGGAAGAGGCTGAGATGGTGAATGAGACAGATAGGAGCAAGATAGAGGAATTTAATAAGCAGTTAGATCATGATTAAATTCAATATAAAGATAGGCGATATAGTCCATACCCAGATAGGAACAGGAGAGGTGATAGCCATAAGCAAGACCAAAGAGACGTTGATGGTGAAAATGGACGATGGTCGGGAGTGTGCGATAAGATTAGAGTACGTGAAAGACGTTTTTGATAACTACAGATCCAAATGATATACAGACTAAGACCATATCAAGAGGAGTGTGTTAAAAGTATATCCGATTACATAAACTCTGATAGACATGATCCAGTATTAGTCATCGGACCGGTAGGTTGCGGTAAATCGATCCTCATAGCAGAAGCGGCTAGATTGATGGGAGATAAGACGCTGATTCTCCAGCCGTCTCGCGAATTACTAATACAAAACTACTGCAAGCTTACATCATATGGCATACCGGCGACCATCTACTCCGCCTCCTGTGGCAAGAAAGAGCTGTCTAACATGATATACGCCACGTTAGGGTCTATCAAGAAGGTTGTTGGTCAGCTTAAGGAGATGGGAATCAGAAACGTATTGATAGATGAGGCTCACGCCGGATACAGTCCTGAGGATGGCAGTGAGTTCATGACATTCATGAATGAGCTGAAGCCGAGAAAGGTGATAGGGTTTACAGCCACGCCATGTAGACTTAAAAACATGTCGATAGGACAGACATCATATTCCCAACTTAATTTCATCACTCGTATAAGACCGGTGTATTTCAAGAACCTGATTCACGTGATACAGGTAGAGGAGATGATAAGGCAAGGATTTTGGACACCTCTTAAATATGAGACATGGGATTTCAATGGAGATGCCCTTAAACTCAATTCTAACGGCTCCGAATATACGGCTGAGTCTATTAGTGAGGCGGTGAGAAAAAATGGCTTAAACAACCTTATTTTACGCCGATTGATGATATTAAAGGATAGCTGTAAGTCTATATTGGTATTTATGGATTCTGTTGAGAGCTGTAATACGGCCGCCGAATGGATAAACGCCAAGATATGCGCTGGCATGGCGGAGGTAGTTCACGGAGGCACGCCAAAGAAACAACGGGAGGCTATAGTCGAGAGGTTCAAGTCAGGTGGGACGCAGGTGGTGTTCAACTATTCCGCCCTCGGTACGGGATTCGATCATCCGGGTCTGGATTGTGTGATAGTAGGAAGACCAACATTCTCATTCTCGTCGTTTTATCAGTGGCTTGGGAGAGCTGTCAGGATAAAGGACGGTAAGGATAGCGCATTGGTCGTTGATTGTTGCAATAACTCGTCAAGGTTCGGTGATATAAGAGAACTTAGTATAGAGAACTACAAAGGATATGGATGGGGGATGTTTATCGGCGATAAACTAATTACCAATATCCCGATGGGGGATAAGGTAACGAAAACAGATCTGGATATCAAAGCCGCCAAGAAAGATCGTAGGAGGGGGCTGGCGCAGGGCGTAACCGCAGCTCCTATTCCAGGGAGACCACCCCATCCTCTTGGTTCTACGGTAATGGCATTTGGGAAGTATAGTGGATGGATGTTACATTCGATCCCAGTATCGTACTTCAAATTCATAAACGAGACATTTGACTGGGATAATGATAGAAATAATGAGATAAAAGAATACATAGATTTTTTAATTAAAAACAATAGATTATGACAGGATGTATATATCATGAGGCTGATCTTGACGGAGTAATGTCAGCGGCTATAGTAAAAAAGTATTTCAAAGGGAACATTGATCTTCTTCCTTACAATTACGGCAAGGAAATACCTAACGTGAATAAATATGATAAGGTATTTGTAGTTGACGTGTCATTTGGGAACAGAACAAGATTCCTTTTCGATGAGTGGAAGGATAAAGGTACAGATGTCATATGGATAGACCATCATAAGACAGCCATAGACGATATGAGGGATTACGAGGTAAAGGGCAAGAGGCGTATAGGGACGGCGGCCTGTGAGCTTACGTGGGAATATCTTTTCGATGATATCGAAACCCCTAATGTGGTAGAATTATTGAGTGCTTATGATGTATGGGATCACGACCGGTTCGAGTGGAGTGATGTCATGGCGTTCCAGTACGGGATGAGGGGATATTGCGGTCTTGATGTAGACATTGTTAAGGATGTACTAGATAAAGCCGATAACAACTTAGTGAATGATATGATAAATAACGGGGAGGCTATAATAGAGTATATAGCAGAGAAAAACAGAGGGGAGATGAATATGTTCTCATTCGAGGCTGATGTATTTGGGTACAAGGCTATATGTATGAATACCACGGAGTTTAACTCTACTACATTTAAATCTATGTATAACCCTAAGAGACATGATCTGATGATGCCATTTTGCTGGAACGGAAGATTCTTTAGATGTTCATTCTATACCACCAAAGAGGAGGTGGATGTCTCGGCGCTGGCACGCAAGGCCAACCCCGGTGGCGGCGGTCATAAGGCGGCGGCAGGCTTCCAGCTTAGTGTGGAGGATATGATGGAGTTTTTGAAAACAAGGAAAATGTTATGATTGGATTAGGATCTACCTTTATAATAATGGCGTGTTCTATCTATTTGATAGTAGAAGGAAATGAAAAAGAATGATTCGACTAAATTTTATGGAGGGATAATAGCAACGATCTTATCTATCTTTTTGATGTGTTTAGTAATACAAAATATAAAAAATACAGAAAATATGGGGAAAATATACAAATTCAAGAGACTTAACGAAATGAAGCTAGACGATTACGGCTTCGGTTTGTTCGAGTACAATGGAACCCTTTATTTCAAGGAAGCGGAAGGAGAGAAATGCTTCGACGTAAGAAGCGGGAATGAGGTTATTATCGGGAAAGATAAAATTGTAACGGCCTTGGAGGATTGATCATGAGAAAACTTGACGACACCAACAGGACAAGGAAAAGGAGTGTACGGCACTCGTGGATAAAGGCGGGTCCGGGGATCCAACGCTGCGCTATTTGTGGGATCACGAAGCGAAGTGAGTATATAGACGGGAAGACCGTTCATTGCGTGCATCTATCATCTGGTGAGCTTTATTCTATGACAGGAGAGATACCGGAATGCAGGGATCTTAGTGAATTTTATTAATAAAACAAAAAGGAGTTTGAAATGAAAGAGGAATTTAGCAAATACGACAAGGTTGTTTATGACGGTGAGGTATTTGAGGTACTTGAAACCGCCGATCGTACAGGAATGATGAAATTAGGCCCATTATTTAAAGCATCATATGAATATGCTTGGGCTGACGAGGAAATGGTTGTATCGTTAAACAGGGCTATTAAATTAAGGATTATTGATGAGGAAACGGTCGATAAGCTTACGGATTATAGTTCTATCGGCGAGGGTCTATGTAATACCAATGATGGGAAAGCGACAGATGTGCCGTTCGTTGGGAAGGACGGCAGCGGTAAGAATGACCGGGCCGACGGCAAACTCCGGTGGGATCTCCTTCCTTTGGCTGAGATAGAGGATATCGTGAGGGTATATACAGAAGGTGCCAAGAAGTATGCTGATAACTCATGGCAGGATATACCTGATGGGTTCAGTCGTTATCTAGGTGCACTCATGAGACACTTGGTCGCTTATACGAAAGGGGAGAGATATGATAAGGAGGGATTCATGCATCTATCCGCCGTATGCTGGAACGCCATAGCATTATTATATTACGATAAACATAACAAAGGGCTTATAGAATGGGAGAGTCAGGAGAAAGAGTAGTAGATGAGAGATTAAGAGCTATCAATAAAAAAAACCGGTAAATACGTTGATTTAATCAAGCGCACTATTTATGATGATACTCCATTTCCGATAGTTAAGTATCTCAATTATAGTTATGATGAATTGAATTATGATTATGTAAGGTATCTGAATTTTGATATAGACATAAATTGGGAGCAGCGCAGATATCAAATCGTGAAAGATTTATTATCTAACGATTTTGATGGGAGGGAAATAGGTATGGATGAGATAGATAACGCTATATTTACAGCGGATTTAATTATTAATAGATTAAAAACTGTTTAAAATGGTAAGAATCGATTTTTTCACGAAGAAAGACGCTGAATACAGCGACTACATGCGACATATTATCGCCAACACATTACAGGAGTATGAGGGTGAGGTCACGTTAAACCAGATCCCGGAGAACAAAGCCACGGGGGAGGAGATATCCAAGTACGGTATTGAGGTATACCCTACTATCATCGTCAGCGGTGATAATATGGATGGTTTCGAGAAGCTTGAAGGGATGACCAGAAAGGCTGATCTTATCAACGTCATGTCTATGTACGATAAAAAATAAGCTCATGACGATTGAGGATAAATATCTTGGCTGGAAGGATCTGTTCTTCGACCGGTTTGTTCATTGTTATAACGACATAGATCAACCGCCGGGGAGTAACATCCCTCTGGCCAAAATAAACTTCGATAACAATACGGGATATGTGGAGGACGGGACTATTAATATAGCCGAGCTTCTTCAATATCTTCGGATACACAATAAGGTGTATGGGCATGACTATAATCCTCTAGAGATATTCTTTGTCTTACAGACACTGGAAAGACTAGTAGAAGGGGCTAAAGAGATATTTAAGGATCAACCAGGAGTGCAGGATATGCCTACTTACAAAGGTTTCTTCATAAGGGATGATTTCTCTAGGGGCAAAGATTATGCTCTTGATCTGGATAAGATCGTAAGCGGCATGGGAGGATGGTATGGCGAGGATGAGGATCCTTGTTATTCGATGTTCGTCAGCCAAGACCAGATATGGAACTTGAACCCGATATTGAAGGTATTGGCTGATGAGGGATCGCCATTAGCTAAGAAGCTTGGGTATGAGATAAACTCATATGTAAGTGATAATGGATATACGATATACAACCCATACCTTTCATGGATCAATCATTACTATCATTATTGCCCGACATTTAATGAGGATAAATTAAAGCCTTGGGATAGGGTAGAGGATAGAAAGAATAAGTTCAAGATGACGGATAAGGTCAAGAGAGGTGCCAATAACTGGTACTATTCAGGTGGGACTATATCTTGCGTGAATAGCTTCTTAGGGAAGAAATACAGGAAGAATCTCCGGACTTTCATATATCGTGGAATAGTGTTCTTTCTGGATCGGATATGGCATACACCATTGTTTGAGAAGATGGGTGTGAAAATGAAATACAACGCTTATTACTGTTATGCCGCCACCTCCGGTATTTGGTACAATAAAGGATTCAAGAAAAGGCTAGCCAAGAGATTTAACGAGTCTTTACGTGGCGGAGGGGATCTGTTCGGGGCTAACCTAGCCTGCATGGTCTGTGACCGGCGGGATATCGATTGGGAAGCGCTTCGTCTTTGGCTTGACAAGTATGACGAGCCTACTGATAAGGGTATGGTGAATAGCCCTATCCAATTTATGTATTTATATTTATATTACGATTTTAACAAATAACTTGAAATGAAGAAGATAAATGACTGGGTTATAAGAACATTTGGGTTGAGAGGTTCATGGAGCTGGGCTAAGAAACAGATGTTAAATGGAGCGATCATTAAACGTAAGGCTACTATAGGGACATATAAAATAGCTGTTGATAATGACAAGAATCAGTTGCTTGTAGCTACATGGGATCATATACGGGAAATGGACTTTTGTTAAGAGGGGAGAAAATTTTGGTATAAAATTGGTTAAGGTCTTACCTAAGATACATAAAATCTCCCTTGACATGATCGCAAAGGATATTTTTAGGCCATGAAAATAAATAAAGGTAATTATATGATAAACAATATTAATGTATTATCATTGTTTGATGGGATATCATGTGGATATCTAGCATTACAAAGAGCCGGTATACCTATTGGGACTTACTATGCCTCGGAGATAGACAAGACATGCATAAAGATAAGCCAAAAGCATTTTCCTAATATTATTCAATTAGGGGATGTTAATAACTGGAGAACGTGGAATATTCCATGGAAAGACATAGATCTGGTCATGGGAGGGTTCTGTTGCCAGAGCTTCTCTAGCTCAGGTAAGGGTAAGGGATTTATGGACGCTCGTGGGAGGCTTTTCTTCTGCTTCTCGGACATCGTAAAGCATTTAAAGAAGGAGACCAAAGGTAAGATCCTGTTCTTGGGCGAGAACGTCCGGATGCGGGACGAGCATCGCCGGGTGATAACGGAAGAGCTGGGCGTGGAGCCGTTGGAGATCGATAGCGCCTTGGTCTCGGCACAGACCCGGCATCGTCTTTATTGGTGTAATTGGCCGGTAGAAATGCCGAAAGACAAGCATATATCATTGGATGATATTTTAGAGCATGACAAGGACTGGAATCCGGAAGCCATAAGAGGAAGATATATAGGAGTCATTGTCGGTAGAAGGATAGGAGAGGACGGGCATCGAAAGGATTATGACAAGAACGTAAAAATAACGCAATGTCTGGAGGTTAGAAAAGACAAGAATACTACATCTATTAAGAAAAGCAATTGCCTGACAACAGTCATGAAAGATAACGTGATATCATCATTACCGCCCGGAAGATATCTGAACGCTTTTGACCTGAAAGATAAGTTCAGATACCTTACTCCTGTGGAGATGTGTAGGCTACAGACATTGCCGGATGATTACCTTGATGGGATAGCCCCGAATACGGCCATGTCTTTAGCGGGAAACGGATGGACAGTGGATGTGATAGCCCATTTGCTAAGAAGCATAGAGCGTAAGCAGATGAATGATATTGTAAAGGAGTTTCGCAAGATCACTGATGAGCTTATGTTCGGGTCATTAGAAACGGATATAATGTGACATGTGAAGGTAAACACGAGCAAAATGAGACCATACGGAAGAATCAAGACAGTTAAGGGATCTTTATGGAAAAAGGATATACATCCACCGAAAGGGCACAAGAATTGGTGGGATGGCATATGCGATCCTGTACCTAGAAGTACTATGAAGCTTAAATTTAAAACAGAGTTAAGAGATGATTATAAACAAGAAATGGTCAATGCCGAACAGCGAGACATTCAGCATAAAACCGATAAGGGAACTTATAGATAAATATCGAGAAGAGGGGATGGTTATAGTGGATCCATTCGCCAGAAACAGCGACATAGGGACGATCACCAACGATCTTGATCCTGATACTAGGGCTATGTATCATAAGGACGCCACGGACTTCTTGTGTCATCTTGATGATAATATAGCTGATATGGTATTATATGATCCACCATATTCTGCGAGACAGGTATCTGAGTCGTATAAAAGACTTGGAGGTGCTGTTGATATGCAAACAACGCAATCCAGCTACTGGGCTAGGCAGAAGAAGGAGATAGCTAGGATCACCAAGAAGGGCGGGGTGGTCATTACCTGCGCGTGGAACTCCGGCGGTATAGGGGCAGGGCTTGGTTTCGAGCAGCAGGAGATTCTTCTAGTGGCTCATGGGGGATGGCATAATGATACGATAGTTACAGTAGAAAGGAAAATGAAATTATGAAGGAAAGGATATTCACCACAAAAGAACAGGGGAGGATGCTGGTCGAGGCCGGCCTCCCTATCTCCACCGCCATCGGCTTCAGAGACAAGTACCTTGACTCATTGCATTCTATGGAGGATGACGCTGGTCGTATAGGGTTGATCGAGGCTGTTACCCCGGATATATCCAATCCTGTTTGGGATGTAGGGACGTTACTGAATTTACTCCCATATGAGATAGAGGGTTCTACATTCGAATGTTATAAGCTAGAAAACGCATGGTTTGCATTATATAGGGATATAGATGATATTCCTATATATTGGGGAAAAGAGAAACATCTTATAGATGCGTTATTTTCACTGATGATAACATTATTAAAAAATGGATTATATGAGTATAAAACAAACAGCAAGAATAAGGTACAAAACGGAGGATAATCCGCCTATGGCTAATGTTCCTCTTATAGGATACAGCAAAAAATATGACTGTCAGGTAGCGTTAGTATACAGAAAAGGGGATAACTATTACACCAATATGGAGTGCGATGTTGAATATAAGACATCTCCTCCAGATGAGTACGAATACGTATATCCGTGAGAATTAGAAGGGATATATTTATATTTAGGCATGATTAATATTATTTTAATATTATTCATGCTTTTATTTTTGTTTAAATCATATCTTTGTATCAACATTAAAAACCATATTATTATGGATGAAAACAAACAAAAAGTCAATGAACTTACGATGAGGACATTGGGTTCTCATTATGGCGGATATACCTATGTAAAGGTAAAAAATCGTGAAACTTATGTAACGATAGATTGGAAGTTGTTGAGGGCTATAGAAAAAGGGGAGGTGGAGATAGACAACGAAAAATATCATCTATCCGGAATAGAGTACGTAGCTAAAAGATATCAGGACATGTTTTACGCTGGTCGTGATATTTATTATTTCAAGGGTATAGGAGGATATGGGATGACCGATCTTCTTAGAAGCGCTATAGATGATTTGCTAGATACCATAAGCAGCAGGGAGACTTATCGTAGCGCAGAGCACAGGATGTACGCCCAAATGAATAAACTTAAGGAAGCGGGAGCCATGATCAGCTTAGCTATTGAATTACTAACATCTAACATCCGTCATAGTTATGGAGAAATTAATTTTGAACGACATCCAAGACCTGTGGAGATGGAGGGAGAAGATAAACATTGATGACTTCAAAGAGGATCCTATGGCTGAGGATATGCCATTATATTTCCCGTGCGCCGTCGTATGGCATGTGGATTATGGTGAGCATGACGCTGATAATTATGTATGTTATGGATTTGTTTATGTAGCAGAAATATTAGGGATATGAGTGTTAAGAGACAGATATTTATTAATAACAAAGGCATTGATGGGGAGATAGCTAATAATATGACATTTGATTTCGATTTCAATGTTGACAAGAATATTCTTGAAAAAATAAAAGCAAAGAAGGAGAGCAATAAACTAAAGGTAATTATATACCAGTTTACACCTCCCTATCAATAATTATCACCAACAGTCATAAACTAATAGGTATTGAGTTTGTTAGAAATAAAGAGAGGAGGTGACAGTATGTCAAAATAGACATACTGTCTAAAGCTTAATATCTGGCTCCTTTTGAACAATTGGCAAAGCAATTCATGGGTTGTAAATTGCGAATGCTATTTGTTCCTCCTTTAGCAATAGGTTTAGAATGGTCAACATTCCACCCTAATTCAGTGTACTTGCCATAAGAGCGTCGAAACATGAGATTGCCGTAACAATCTCTTCGATACAACTTAGGGTTCATGCCTCTAGCTATAGAACCTTTGCTAAAAATAAGATCCAGAAGCTTTTCTGAGTAATTGCTCATAATAAAGCCTCCTCTTTTTTTGTAACTATTGCAAGTTACATTACTATTGTCATCTCTATGACAAACTTCAAATAACTATACAATAATCAAACCGATATTTAGTGTTTTGAGAGAAATTAATACAAATTAAATTGTTTTTAATTTTTCATATTTCTATCTTTGTCCCACGTATTAGAATAAAGACGTAGAAGCGTTAAGATATTATCTCGTATTTGAAATCTGGACAATTTCAACCACTCGGGATGATAGACAAAGATGCCTCCTACGCCTATGTTGTTGTATTATTACCTTTAGGGGCAAACTATACACAATCATAAGGCGTGGGGCTGTTGTTTGTTATCGAGTGGTGGGCAGTCCAGAGCCTCAAATACGGTAACATCCAATAGTCCCCACGCTTCTTTATATTTAGAAACCACCGAACGAAGGGGATAGGGAGGATAAAAGCAATAGATTTATGGTAACAAAAGTGAGATTTATGTATTTCTTATTGATGTACATAATGCTTATATTTTCATCATGCGGAGATGATGGAAATGAGGATTGGGAAAATGGAGATAAAAACACTTCGCAAACAGAGTTTAAACTCTCTCCACCGGATTGGTTGATAGGTACATGGAGAAATGGTGATGGACTAGGGATGTTAACATTTCAATGTACTAAAGACAATATAATATATGGATTAGATGGCGCTTCTATGAATTTCGTTAAGCATGCCCAAGAAAGTGCCGCATTTTACAATCAATCCAATCCACCCTTAGGAGATGTAAAATTGTATGAGGAACTACGAGGTAATAATAATTACAAAGTCGTATTAAGCATAACCCAGATGGGGGTTGAGAACAAGATTTTTGTAGAGATATCCAAAATATCATCTACGGAAATATATATTAACACAGAAGAATATAATTCACAAACTAAATTCACCAAGGTAAGATGAGAAAAATACTATATGCGATAGCCTTTTTATTTTTAGTTGTTTCCTACTCCTATTCACAGGGGAGAACACAAGATGTTGTTTATCTAAAGAACGGGAGTGTAATCAGAGGTCTTATCATAGAGCAAGTACCAAACAAATCCATAAAAGTACAGACCAGAGACGAAAGTATCTTTGTCTATCAAATGGATGAGATAGAAAAATTAGGAAAAGAAGAGGATACATCTTATTCGTTTAAGAAAATATTAGGTCCTAAGAGGACTTATGATATTAAAGGGTATCGAGGATTTTTGGATTTGGGATATACTACGGGGGATGATGGATGTATCCAATTTACCACATCTCACGGATACCAATTAAATTCGTATTTCTTCTTCGGTGCGGGAACAGGAGTATCATATTTCACTGATAGTGAATCAGCGTTAATTCCCGTTTTCGCAGATTTACGAGGGAACTTTACCAATGGACAGATAGTTCCTTTTATAGGATTAAGGATTGGTTATGCCATTGATGTCACTAGCGATTATGGTGGAAATGGTTTTTACTGTAATCCCTTTGTCGGTGTAAAATATATGCTTGGAAAACAATCAGCTGTTAATTTTTCCCTAGGTTATGGGTCACAAGCTAGGAGATATTCTTTTAGAGGGCATTCTTCTAGTAAGAGTATAGACGGATTTAATTTCAAGATAGGTATTGAGTTCTAATTGTAAATATTAATGTTGTAAAAATAAATCTATCGTAATACTATTTTGCGTAATATCAAAAGGAGAGTAATCATGAAACGTATCATATACTTATTAGCGATATCATGTTTCCTACTTATTTCTTGCCACGATGACGATCGTTTTAGTGTCGAAAATGTAGTTGGTAATAATACCTCTATCGTAGGAATGTGGCTTCGAGAAGCAGGCAAAGAACAAATGGTGTATGCGTTCTTTGAAGACGGGACTGGGTATGAAAAAACAACTGATAGAAGAAACAATACTGTTAGCGTAGATGGATTCACATATGAATTTGATCCAAATACGATGAGTATAGTTTTTGATAAGGAGTTTGATAATGCAATATACTCAGAGTGGACCGTGGAAATGAAAGGAAAATCTTATATGATCCTAACACATCACGGGATCTGGGACGCTGGACATGGCTTAACACATGAGGATACTTACTCATTCGAGCTATTCAGAATAATGGATGAGTAGACTAAACAGTAAAATTAAAAGATAAGCGGGATTAGATTTAGGCTAGTCCAGCTTTTGTTTTATCATATTTATTAACTTTTAAAAATTACGAGCATGAAAAAAGAAGAAAAGAAATTTGTAACAGAGTATCAAATCAATGGCAAAAAGTATGCCGGTGAAATATGGGCAACCTCATGGGAAGAAGCTGAAAGTTTTATAAAACAAAGAGCTTCTACCGAAAAGGTTGTTGGATTTATTCCTAAAGA